GGATGACCATCGACAACAACGTTATGAGGAGGTAAAACATTGTTGATAAAATGAATGCTATCACCAGCACTGATACTAACATCCGAAGGTTCGAAAACAAGTTGTCCATTATTACCCATTTGAACATCTACTGCCCATGCAGGAAGGGCAAAAAACATTGTAGCTAGAAGTGCAAAAAAGAATTTCATTAGGTATTTGCAACTACAACTATGTATGAATACCTATTCAACACTATTCTCTTCTGTTGTGGATTGCAAATAATCTTTTTCTGTTTGATATGGATGCGATTTGCCTGACCAGATCTCGTAACCTTCTACAAGATCTGGGATCAACCACTGGTCAACACGGTAGCAATACTTCCAGTTGACAGGTTGAATACAATTCATCACAACAACTTGGAAGAATGCTACTAGGTGGATCCAGAAACTATACACTCTCTGGAGGTTGTGATGGAACAAAAGGACTTCGACTACGGTTCTTAATTACAATAAAAGCATCCTTGTTATATTTAACTGTTCCCTTTAGTGGTGCCCATTTAGTTCCAGCACCGTCAATACCATAGACAGACATACCACCAATCTCTACGTGGATATCATCTCCAGGTTCCCATTCAAGATCAGAGATAGCGGAACCTAGTTGTCCCAACCAGGGATTAGGCCATTCTTTAGCAGGATCTCTTACTGTTTCATTGTCTTCCATAACATGTTCTTCTGGATCTAGTTTTCCGTGCATAAAAAAAGAGGGTCTCTCGACCCTCCCATTATAACAGTTATTCAGTTTTAAATCAACCAACAGCAGGTGCGGTGAGTGCAACAGGAGTAGACTCTGCAGCTGCGAGGTCAAGAGGGAAGTTGTGAGCGTTGCGCTCGTGCATCACTTCCATACCGAGGTTGGCGCGGTTGAGCACGTCAGCCCAGGTGTTCAGCACACGACCCTGGGAATCCAGGATCGACTGGTTGAAGTTGAAGCCGTTCAGGTTGAAGGCCATGGTGCTAACACCAAGAGCAGTGAACCAGATGCCAACAACAGGCCATGCTGCGAGGAAGAAGTGCAGAGAACGAGAGTTGTTGAAGGATGCGTATTGGAAGATCAGACGACCAAAGTATCCGTGAGCAGCAACAATGTTATAGGTCTCTTCTTCTTGACCGAACTTGTAACCATAGTTCTGGGACTCAGACTCGGTGGTTTCACGAACCAGCGAGGAAGTAACCAGAGAACCGTGCATTGCACTGAACAGAGAACCACCGAACACACCAGCGACACCCAACATGTGGAAGGGGTGCATCAGGATGTTGTGCTCTGCTTGGAAGACAAGCATGTAGTTGAAAGTACCACTAATGCCCAGGGGCATTGCATCAGAGAAAGAACCTTGACCGAAAGGATAGACCAGGAAGACAGCAGATGCAGCAGCAACAGGTGCAGAGTATGCAACGCAGATCCAAGGACGCATACCTAGACGGTAAGAAAGTTCCCACTCACGGCCCATATATGCATAGATGCCGATGAGGAAGTGGAAGACTACGAGTTGGAAAGGTCCACCATTGTAGAGCCACTCATCGAGAGAAGCTGCTTCCCAGATGGGATAGAAGTGAAGACCAATTGCATTGGAGGAAGGGATAACAGCACCAGAGATGATGTTGTTTCCATACATCAGAGAACCAGCGACTGGTTCACGGATGCCGTCAATGTCCACAGGGGGAGCACCGACGAAGGCAACGATGAAGCAGGTTGCTGCAGCGAGCAACGTAGGAATCATCAGGACACCGAACCAACCAACATAAAGGCGGTTGTCAGTGGAGGTTACCCAGTTACAGAATTGTTCCCAGGCATTAATAGAACGTTTTTGTGAAAGAGTTGCAGTCATTGTTATGAACAGTTAGTAAGTCCATCAGGGAAATGGTGGAGGTACTATTTCCTCGCCACCCTCAGGCGAGGATATGAGAGACGTGCTTTATACACCCTATAGGTCTCGGTTTGGGGTGTTACAAACGATTAGAAATGTTTACATTCCTTAACCCGTTGACTTATTTAGTATAACCCGAACCCACTTTCGTGTCAAGCCATGGGTTTTGGTGATTTAGTTTCCTTATAGGATACATTGAGTACACTTATGTGCAAGTCCAGGCATGTGTTCGAAGTATCCAAAGTCAAACACGGCATCAAGTTCCCAGATAAACATTGGATGAGCGATAGGAGATGTGGTCCAGGTATCATCCATCTGCACCGCTCCCTCCAAAGTAAAGTCTTTGGACATACAGATCTTCATGAACTCAGATCCTTGGACTTGGTTCATGGATACTTCAGAAGCCCAGTCCCAGAAAGGAGTCTTGTGAATACTTCCTCTGTGATAATGAAAAGCAATAAAGTCTCGGAATGAATGTAAATATCTTCGATACTGATCATTCAATTCATCTTCTTCCAGATCATAGTTAAAATAATCTATCGCCATAGTAGCGAGAGTTGTATATAAAGGAACTCCATATCCATGAAGAGGTTCGTATGTATAAAGGGCATTTCCATTCCTTAAAATTTTTCCATCAACAAATTTCTTAGAGTGATAGTGAGGCCAAGAAAAAGATTTTACGTTGTCCCTCAACTTATCATAATCAATATGAGCTCTAGGAATTCTATGTTCTCGTAAAAATCTATGCGAGTCCTTTATTGCTTCTTCTTCAGTAGTGACCTTATTATTGTACAGGTATCCCCAACTACTCCTATTACTAACTGGGATGCCAAACATCCATCCATTTGGATGAGCGATGTGATAGGTCCATTCCCAATCGCCTGGTTTATCACAGACGTTTATGATCACAGAATTAATTGCAATCGATTCTGGATCTTCATATGTGTCATCAAATTCCTTTGGTATGCCTCTACAATCTATGACGTAATTGTATTTGAGAACTTCATCACCAAGGGACACATAAGCACCAGCAGAGTCTTGCCAGATATCTTTAACTACACCATGGACTTCCTTGAACTTGTGTCCCCAATAATGTTTGAGTCTGGGAAGTACAAATGGTCTCCATGAATATGTGTCAGCGTGTACTCCTTGACAGGAAAGAGATAGATATCCATTGAGGCTCTCAGGAAAGTTCTGAGTCTCACACCAATCCACAAGAGCAACACCATGTTTGGTTGTGGCATTTATTTCCTTCATGTCAAAAGGAAATTGAAACTGAAGTGATCCCCTAAGTAACTGAACAAAGTCATGCGAAAGACTCTCCCCCACACCAATGATGGGAGAATTTGGATCATGTATTAAATCAACCTCCAAATCTACAGGAGACCTTGAACACATGACCATCGCGGAAACTAATCCGCCTGTTCCACTTCCGACTACAGCTACTTTCATAAAATCAGGTACAAAAAAAGTCAGAATCTCTTCTGACTTCCTTGAAATATTTAGATAGGGTTGTAAGCAGGGATCATCATTCCCCCATCCATGTCGTCATCATCGTCTGCATTGGAACTACCAGAGGCGACAATCAATAGATACGTTCCCAGTAGTATCATTGCAAACAATAACATCACCAAATACCAGGAATGATTTGACCTGTGGTGGCATAGGATCCCATTGCAGCGATCACTCCGATCATTGCTGCCCAACCATTAATACGTTCTGCGCGTTCGTTCATTTGTTTTCTCCTGTTTTGTTTTGTTGTAAATAATAATCTCTTCACCGTCGTGGGTGAAGACTAGTTCATCATCGTGCGCCCAGCAAAGTTCTTCATACAAAGAATTGAGTCTCCTCATATCTTCCCAGAGAGCATTTTCCTTAGACATAATATCAATAGAGTTGATCTTCTTGATCAGTCAATAGGGTAACATCACTGGTTGGATATGCAACACAAGTCAGAACAAATCCAGCTTCAATTTGATCATCATCAAGGAAGGACTGGTCACCTTGGTCAACAGTACCACTTACAATCTTACCAGCACAGGAAGAACAAGCACCTGCACGGCAGGAGTAGTTCATATCCACACCCTGATCTTCAGCAGCATCCAAGATGTACTGATCATCTTCACAAGTGATAGTGGTTTCACCTTCTGCACTCTTAAGAGTAATGTTGTAGGAAGTCATTAATAAGTTTCAGATAGTTTTTCTACAGAGTACGCCAACAAAACAAAGAAGGCGATACTAGTGATTGTAAAGCAAATCTGTGTCATTGTCAAATACCAAAGGCACCGAAAAAGAACAGACTACCAGTAGTGGCATAAGAAATGACCGCTGCTACAAATCCAAGCATTGCAGTACGACCATTGAGTTTCTCTGCACGTTCTGCATGAGACTCCATACCATACTTAGCACGGTCTTCATCAGTCATATACATTGCAGGTTCGATAGCGAACATATTTTGTTGTCCGCGTTCGTTTGTAGTAACAGTCATTATTTTGTTAAGATTTACAACTATAATTATATAGTATTGTAACAGTTTTTGTCAACGGTATTTTTGTTATATTAGTAACCAAATTCCATCAGTTTATCTAATACTTTAGATAAGTACTGGTGGGCTTTCCACTTTTCCCCATTAGGAATTTCCTCGTGGTCCAGCTGGTGTTTCAAGTTATAGATATGGGCAATCAATATGTTCTTGTCCACAGGTCCTCTAGGCATTGTTCTAAATGAGTATTCATTACTAGTTATACCTCAGGAACATCAAAGTTATACCATCCTGTTGCGATATACTTCGTTTGTGTGTGGGAAACCTGACTTCTATGAGTATGCGTCCAATACGCAGGCCAAATAACTACCCTACCTTCGACTGCTTTTAGTGTAGTTTCTTGGTCTAGAAATTGAGTGCCGCCATCTGGAACATCATTTAAGTAAATCATCCAAGCAAGTATCCTCCTACATGCATCAGAATGAGGAAACTCATTAAAGTTTCCATGTTCATGATGCCAATTTTTAAATCCGCCTCCTGGGAAATACTTCTGAATGTTGTAATAGGGATCCAAGTTCCAAGAACTAGAGACATAATTGATCCCCTTTACTTCTTCATGATATTCTTTTGTATGATATATAAGAATTTCTTCAAGCAATTGATCTACTGGATCTTGTTCCCTGAAGTCCTTAGTCCAGTCAGTAGATTGTTTATGTGATTGATCTACTTCGCCACCCCAAGCAACCCCAGGACTGTGTTTGTCTGGGTGCATTTCAAACCATTTAATAACCCTCTCACATTCAACATGCGAGAGGGCACCATCACGAACGTATATAAATTGCATCACTAATCACAGAAGTGTTCTCTATTACTAATTATATTCACTAATAATCCGTTCACACTTCTCCGTATTCTTCTTGCAAAATTCCGTAACGTAAGAATCTACGTCTACATTCATTTTATAGTGAGCATGTGTATGGATTAATTGTATTGCACATAAAGATCCAACAGTTATCAACAACAAATGACAAATAGGACTGCTTGCACAGCAGAGTAGATTCTTACGAAAGTTCATCAGAAGCGATACTTAGTGGTGATCTCTGCCTTCCAATCAGTCTTGGTGCTCAGGCTGATTGCTTCAACCTTTGCCTTAGCAGAAAGCTTTTCGGTCAACTTGATAGCGGATCCGATCTCAGCAGCAACGAAACCTTTGGAGTCGCCACCATCAGGGGTCTTGGCACCACCACCAAGCTCAACATAGGGCTTAGCGATACCAACTTTCCAGTCATAACCAAGACGAGCCTGGTTGACTGCTTCTTTGTAGTTGTCGTCGGTGAATTTGAATTCAGACTTCGTGGACACATAGGGTCCTGCAAGGGCAGGTGCTGCGATCATGGGCAGTGCCAGAGCAGCAAGAGCGATTGCTTTCATGGGAAATTTCCTTTGAATTGGGTTTACTTGTCTCAAAAAAAGAGACCTCTACAGTTTAGTAGAGATCTCGGATTTTGTCGTTAAGTATTAGTTAACAATCAGAAAGTGAACTTCAGACCAGCCTTGGTGCCGTAAGAACGGTCAACACCAGCAACGCCACTACCAACGAAGGAGACTTCGCCGTAAGCAGACAGTTGATCGGTCAGACCAGCAGACAGACCTGCCTTACCCGAAGGAACGGTGTCAGAAGCACCACCGTCAGGAGCAACGATCGTAGCACCACCTTGGACGTACCAAGCAGCGGACTCACCCAGAGCACCTTCGTAGCCGACGTGGGTGTCGATGTTGGTGCCAGAGTAGTTAGAACCAGTGAAACCACTGTTGGCTTCTACGTTAACGTAGGGACCTGCAAAAGCAGCGCCAGCGAACAGGGGGGCAGCAGCAGCGGCTGCGAGAACAGATTTAAACATTTGAATTCCTCGTAATTTACTTGCGGAATGGTTACCCGCAGATGATGGATCGGGTTCGACTTTCCGATCGCTATTAATAGAATACCACATAACCGTGGTCAGGTCAACAAAACGTCTGCGAGTAGTTGAGGCTTTCGTTTGTTGTAAAACGTAACACTGGGTTACGTCCATTTATTTATACTACCTTATTTCTTTAGGATTGTCAAGCCATCGCTGGAGATTGCAGTTCTTGTTGTTGAACTTGGTCTCTTCCCGCGACACGACCCAAATATGGATCGAAATCAGAAATCATATCGATAGTGATATCCGAACCTCGGGTCTCCCAAAGTTCTCTCAAACCATTGTGGCTACCTCTGTGGAAGATCTCGATATGTTCTGGGTGAATACTCGATCCCAGTTCGATCTTATACAGGAAGATAGGACAGGCATAAGAGGCACCAGAGTTGTAGATGAGATCATCTGCAACAGGACGTGGCTTAACACCATTGTCCAACTTATACTTTTCTCCTCGGCAATGCAAGTCAATCAACTTCTTGGCATGGTGACGAGTGATCACATAACATGCCGTGGAGAAATCATTGATGAATCTGCGATGAATATTTACATGCAGTTCTCCAGGACAAATGATGGCGACTTGAACCACGTCCCAATCATATGGGACTCTAGACATAAACTGACGCCAGGTAAAAGTCCAGAACCTAGCGATGCTGATGTCACAATCATCTTCCATCATGATTGCATATGGTGCATCAGTTTCCTCATAGAAGTGTTTAATAGCCTTCAAGTGAGAGGTTAGACACCCAATCTCTCCAGAGGAAACCTGTTCTGGATATCGTCCTTGGATAATTTCACTTAAATCACTACCAACATTAGGTCTACCATCATAAGCAGAGATACGAGTGTAGTCTTCGATTTCCCAATACTTAAGTTGATTCTCCATCCAAGCCCATCTCTCTGGTTGATCATCCAGATTGATGATATACAGAGGACCAAACCCCTTCAGTTTATATGCTGATTTGTTCTTATCCATTTGGTTCGATGTCAAAAAAGAATACCTGTGTAAGTCTGCTAGTTTCTATACTATTCCCAAAACCAGGAATCGTACTTCTATGATACATTATATCGCCTCTATATGCAACTAATCTATTATAAACATTACCAATGCGGATATCTTCTGCATAGTCTCTGATATCTACTCTATGATAGATTGAAGTTCCGGCTTTAAACGGAGCATCTGGAGTTAGATATAGGACTGCGGCCCATTGAGATCCAATGTCCCTATGAACCCATGTCTCCGTGTCTTCATCGCATGATTGGAAATGGAACGTATCATTATTCCAATTCCATTTTATCTTTGCGTTAAAAATTTCCTCAAATCGTTTTGTAATTCCAGTCTCATACTCCCCAGATGCCCTATTACTACTTCGTACACCAGGAACATGCTTATCGTATTTGGTGTACTCAAATTCGGTTAAAGCAAGGTTCCTGATGTAGTCAGGGGCATCTAAAAAGTTATCTACAACTATTAAATTACGATCCATCCTTCACAATAGAGATCTTTAGTGTCCTTATCTGCATAGTCTGGACCAAACCACATCTTAGGTGCAACAACAGGTCCACGACCGTTCTGCAACCAGGCACCCCACCAGGACAGAGAAGAGTTAGCAATGACAGCACCGCTGCAGAGACTCATGATACAGAGGTCCACAAAGGGTTCATACGAACCATCCTTATACTTGTCCGTAGGTTCAGAGACCATGAACCTATCATCCTCAAACATCTCCTGTTCTTTAACCCACTCAGGAGAGTCAGAACAGATGATTACGGGTTGATCCTCAGGGAAGTTCTTCAGAGCTTCCTCGTAATAGGCCAACGGCTGTGGTGGATGTTGTGACGAACACTGCGTATACGACCACTTAAATCCCCTAGCATCGACAAGGTTAGGATCACCCCTACGAACATGAAGAAAGAGAGGCGCTTGATCAAGAGAACCCATAAGTTCCTTGACAGGGTTGAGGATCGAATCGTGGAAGGTGAAGTCTTCTCTAATCTCATTTTTGATGTTAGCAAAGTACTTCTCTGTCTGGAAGAATCCAAACAAACTCACATCGTTGGGACACATACGATGAAGTTCTTCATCGAAGTGAAAATGTTTTTCAACAACGACAGGAGCGTGTCCATTATCTAGGACGTGAAGATTTCTCCTCGTCACATTGGGAAGAGTAAAAGCTCTATGCAGACTATAGTTATCCACACGATTGCTTTCAAAAGGAGGAATACCAAATTCGTATCCACGCATTGCGGCAATACCTCTCACCGCAGCATACTGGAACATCTGGTTTCCCAGTCGTCCCAGATTACCCATATTATTAAAGGCTAGCATTTAATTCTTTCCCCCGTCGTTTGATGTAGTCAAGTGTTGAATAGTATTTTGTAAGACTTTCTTTGTCTTGTTTTCGAATCCAGTTCCAAAGACTATCATTAGCTTGGAACTTAGGATTATGATAGTGGGAATTGAAAGTTCTACCATGTTCAAAGTGATAGATGTCATCAATGACTCTACCAACTTTAAATCCAAATAGATTTAGGCGATAATAAAACTCACAATCTTCTGCTCCCCAAGAAATGAACTCTTCATTCCAAAGACCAGCAGATACCTCACATGATTTGGTGATCATCTGACCCCAACCAATAGAGGATGGGATACGAACTTTGTTATCCTTTAGAACATCAAAGTCAAAGTCACTTCCATCATGAGATGAAAGGAACTTATCTAACAGTTGGTCACCATAGTTAACAGCCCACTGATAGATTCCGCATCCAAAAGGATAAACAGCATCAGAGCCTTCTTTAGTGATGGAATGGTATGCAAGTTCATGACTATTCTTAGGTACAACAACATCCACATCATGATTATACACGATTGGAGTATCTGCGGCTACACAGAGATCATTGAGAATTCTAGTCTTATGAAAGAACTTCTCTTCACTCTCCTCAAAGATATGTTTGAGTTGACTTGTGTCACCAACATACTTTTTAATTTGAGGAAGAGCATACTCCTTGAAATTAGAAGTGGTATCTACTTCTTTGATTAGAACTTTTGCCTCTGGAAAGTTCTTAAGTAGATACGTTACTGATGTAATTACATTGCGGAGACGATCGTCCGTCTCAATTCGACAAGGCAGGAGATAAGTTAGATCTTTCATTCTGGAGTCACTGGGGTTGGGTCATTGTGTACCTTCACCCATCTTTCAGGGATCATATCCTTCATGTTGTAGTGTGCGTATGCAGGACCGAACCAAGGGTCAGGAGCGACTACCTTAACGTCAAGACCCTGCAACCATGCGCCCCACCAACTCAGAGAAGAGTTAGCGATAATCGCACCACCACACATACTCATGAGACAAAGGTCAATGTAGGGGACTGAGGCACCGTCTCCGAACTCTTCATAAGAAGCGTCAGAGAAATAGAATCGATCACCCTGCAACCAAGACTGTTCCTTGCACCAATCAATAGTATCAGAAACAACAACGACTTTCTTGTCGTCTGGGAACATCTTTAAAGCTTCAAGATAATATTCAGCTTTACAGAGCGGGTGGTATTCTTGGACCATCTGATAAGACCACTTCTCCCCTCTGCGCCCAGTAAGATTTGGAGAACCGCGACGAACGTGCAAAAAGATGCACTCATCACGTCCACCAAGAGAAGCAATAAACTCTTTACACGGCTCCGAATACGCCTTCTTAAAAGTGAAATCCTCACGGATAGACGAGGCGATGGCCTCGAAATACTTTTCTGTTTGGAAGTTGCCTGAGAAGTTTGTGTTATCTTCGCATTCATTGAAAATCTGTTCGTTGAAGTGCATGTCACGATACTCAACCTTCTTGGCGAAGAATGGTTCCCCAGTATTTTTACTGAGGTCACAGTTGGCGAGTTCAAAACAATCAAATAGGCCGTAGTTATCTAGTCGATCTGCGTCGGGACCAGGAATGATCCAGTCGAATCCACGATTAGCGGCAACGCCACGAACAAAAGCATACTGAAACATCTGGTTACCCAGACGACCTTCGTTGCCAAGACCCTGAAATGAAATAGACATCTATTATTTACCTCAAAAGTTTAACATAGGGATACTCATCGGACATTCTTCCGTCATAGTTTTTGTACTCTTGTGCTGTATTCAATTCTATATCACAATAAAAATATTGTCTACCTTGTCTAGGAACGTTTGTTTGCCACCCCATAAAATTAAGAACTCCACTAGGACTAGAAGTAATAGATTCGTTTATTAAACTTTCATCACCATTCCAGTTCCAAGGAACACAGGAATCAACAGTAATTAAATTTGATTGACTTTTAAAAGCCGTCATTCTCAAAAACCCTTCACTATAACTAGAAAAAACATCATTGCGTTTATCATTTTTATTCCACTTCATACCATTAGTGGCATGAAATATAACAGATAATCCCCTATCTACAAGGTGTCTTTCACAAAAAGCAATTCCTAATTCTTCAGCTGCACCCCACATATCATTACAAATCATACCAATAGCCCAGACTCCTGATTCCAATTCAAAATATCGAACAGGATCGTCATTAAGTCTACCAAGGCATCGGTCTTGTGAAATACAATAGGTCTTACGAGTTATCGTATTTAATTTACTAGACTTGTCATAATGTCGGATTTGATTCCTATGAATTAATCCAATGGATTCTTTTTCTTTTGTAAGTACACCCAAATGTAGTCCAACACCACGTTGACATTGTTCTATTTCTTTGAGAGCACTAGATATTTCTTCGTCCTTTTCTTGCCATCCATCACAATATCCAGAGAGAGCTCCCTCTGGGGTCAAAAGATGGTCAACTCTATTTTGTTTTGCCCAATCTAAAGCCTTTAGGATCTCTCTCTTATTGGATTGAATATTTGGTCCTACAGGAATTTGAGCTCCTGCTATACGCATTACTTACTCCAATCTAAAGTTTCCCAATATGCGGGTACGATTTGACTGGTGTCGAGATGAGACATAGCAGTACCAAACCACTTCTCTGGATTGGGTGCTACAACTTTACCACGACCTTTTTGTAACCAAGCGCCCCACCAAGAGAAGGAAGAGTTGGCAATAATTGCACCATTACAAAGACTCATCAGACACAGATCAACCTGAGGTAGAAGAGTGTTCTGCATCTTGCCAGTGCCATCAATGGTCTGGTACTGATACCTCTCAGGATTATCATTGAACATGAATCTATCCTGTTTGAAGAACTCCTGAGACTTGCACCACTCTAGATCATCAGTGAATACAAAGCAAGGAGTATCTTCAGGGAATTGTTTTAGCGCGTCTTCAAAGAACGAAATGGGAAGGATGGGGTGATACTCTTCTCTCCCAATGTTGTCAGACTGACGAACATGGAGAAAGATAGGAGGACGATCCAGGCTGTTAATGTACTCCATACAAGGAGTGAGATAATCCTCTCTAAACGTGAAGTCTTCATGGATCTGGTCAGCAATATGAACGAAATAGTTCTCGGTTTGCATATAACCATCTAGGTTCACGCCATCAGTGCAGTAGAAAAGACTTTCATCAAAGGCGTGAGTTGTTTCTTGAATTGTCATTGCACTATTAAACCCAAGGTTCTCGGGTTTACAGTGAGTCATTTCAAAGGTTTCAAACAATCCATAGTTATCTTTATGGTTGTGTTCCTCAGGTGGAATCATCCACTGGAAACCATTATAAGCTGCAATACCTCTGAGAGAGGCGTACTGGAACATTTGATTTCCCAGTCGCCCATTACTCCCAAGGCGATTATAACTAATCGTCAAAGATCTATCCTCCAAACAGGTTCATGAATTTCACTCTTGTTAGTAACGAAAACAATGTTGTCACCGTAGGCATCAATCAAGTCATCTTCACATTGAGAAACGACATCATCAATTTCCTCAACATAAACAGTATAACCTTTCTTGAGTAGATCTTCAACCAGTCGAAGTCTAGGACTTTCAACTACCATATCAGTTCCTTTCTTAAAACAAATGCTTTGAATAAAGAAAGGAAGTTTATCTACGTTCTGTTCGACGCAATAGTTAGCAATGAAATTTGCATGTGCATCGTTGAACTTATCCGTAACATCGGGAAGACTATATTCTAGTCCCACGCGATTAGCGTAGTGTCCCAATGCACGGTTGTCTCGGGGGAGACAAGGACCACCGAAGCCTAATCCGTAACGCAAGTATTTAGACCCCACTCTGGTGTCGTCTCCGACAGCGGAGAGGACGTTATCAATCTCATCACCACAACCAGCGTTGTAGAGAATCTGACCCATCATGTTTGCATAACTGATCTTATAGGTCAGGAAACAGTTCACACCAATCTTAGTGATCTCTGCTGCTGTACGAGACATTGGATAGAAATGAACATCAACATCTTGAATATCATCAAAGATACCTTCGATAATATCAAATCCTTCTTGATCATCACCACCACAAAGAATCATGTCTGCATTACGCATATCTTTGAGGATGGAACCCTGAGCAATAAACTCAGGATTATAGTAAACTCGAAGACCCCTGTCCTTTAATCTCTCCTGAACTGTGTCGGAGTACCCAGGATTCGTGGTACAACCAATAACAAAGATCTTGCCATCAAGGTTAGGAGAGTCTTCTAGGTCTTGTACAACCTGTTCGACATACTGAACATCATAAGAACCATCTTCAAGAGATGGAGTGGGAACGAAGGTAAAGATAACATCAGAGTTACGAATAACATCCCTGTTACTAACAGTAGCAGTGAGATTCTCCGATCGCATTAAAAGATCTTCTACCTCAGGTTCATTAGAAAAGATCTCTTTGTTATTAAGATCCTGAACGTAATGCCTGTTTACGTCAGAACATTGGACATGATGTCCTGCAGCCTCACAAAGGAGAGCAAAACAGATACCAAGTCGTCCTGCTCCGATAACACCGATGTTCATTATACCTCCAGTTTAAAAGTAGGAATGGGATTCATTTTATGTTGATTTTTACAGTTAAACTCATGCAAGATTTTAACTGCTGGTCCAGTGCCATGTTCCATGGCATACTCAAGGTCTTCATAAGATGCACCGATCTGATCTTCATCAGTACGACCATCTTCCCACAGACCATCAGTGGGTTTTGCATTAAGAATCTCTGGAATTACTCCAACAAATCGTCCGAGTTCTCTGACCTCGGTTTTGTAAAGGTCAGCAATAGGGGCGATATCAACACCACCATCACCATACTTAGTATAAAAACCGACTCCATAATCTTCTACCTTGTTACCAGTACCAACAACAATACCATTAACGGATGCAGCAACCTGATATAGGGTCATCATTCTCATACGAGACTTACTATTTGCCCTGGCCATATCATTGATGGTGTATTCCACTCCAAGATCAGCCGTAAGTTGTTTGATAAACTTAGTAAAAGGCTTTGTAAGATCTGTCTTAAGAACTGTCACATTTGGATAATTCTTTTCCAACCAGAATAGATGGGCATCAGAAAGAGTTTCCTGTTCAGGACTCTGATTGAGTGGCATACCCATTGCATAGACAGGAAGTCCAGTCTTTGCAGCTAGAGTAGAAGAAACGGCGGAATCAATCCCACCAGACACTCCTACAACTAGGGATTCAATATTGTTGTCACTACAGTACTTACAAAGAAAGAGAGTAATATCGCAAGTTACTTTGAGATAATCACTAATTCGATTCATCTTTACGTGTGGCGAGAATAACAGTGTTTTCGTAGTCTTTACCTACGTCAAAGGTGTAATTTTCTTTCACCTTATCTATGAAATCATTATAGTAGAAATCATTAAAATTGACAAGATTGTAGATAATGTAAGCAAACTTAGAATTTGCGACCAACTTATCATAGTATTCCATCTGGGTCTCTACATTGCACTCAGAGAGAGCATAGTTGCTGATGAAGAGGTCGATGTCTTTGATCTCTTCGTACTCAGTGCATGGAATACATTTTACCTTATCTTTGATATCTGGGAACTGATCGATGTACTTTCGTTGCAAAGCAGAGACTTCTGGAAGGTCAATCAGAACATACTCATCAAACTCACAGACAGTACTGAGAACCTTACACAGTCCACCATATCCACCACCAACTTCTACAATGCGACCAATCTCTGCATCATTACAGAGAAAAGAGATCTCAAAAGTGTTCTTAATGTACCTAGCAGTGGTAGGAGAAATCATTCCCACACCAGAGTACATGTGTACCTCGGGATTACCATACTTATCATTCTCTTTAAAACCAGCAAGGTTACCAAAGAGTGCAGTCTCATTCATGTCAACAGCCATGTTCAGGTACTGTTCACCCTGAGACTTGAGGACATGTTCTAGAATAGTCTTATACTTGGGATTACTTTTGAAGTTAGCAAAGGCTTGATCATCCTCTACAGCTTCAATGCAAGCAGCAATATACTCATCTGCAATCTGAGTTTCTGCTTCCCATCCTTTACGGTCTTGTACTGTGGTCGTCATACTGTTACGGGCCTCTGGTTTCTAAGTGGATCTAATTGAACTAGGTAGTTCTTGTACATATAGTCTTCTGCAGTTCTCATTTCCTTAGCAATATTGAAGTTCTCTTCAATAGCATCTTTCTTTGACTCATAGTATTCTGGAGTCAACTTGTCCCAAGGAATATTTTCATGGGGTTGATTCTGATCAAGGAAAATGATACCCTCATGATTAAAATACTGTGCAACTCCTGCAGTACCATAGTACACAGGAATGGTTCCACAGGCAAAACAATCAGTTAGTTTCTCTGTGAAGTAGGTTGGATAATTTGCGTTCTCAACAGCAAAGGAGAACATATAATCTCTAAGTGCTCTAGACTTTTCCTTAAGAGGAAGTTCTTGAGGAAGTCCCCAACCAAACAAATCATCACCACCAAACTTATTCCAGTATTCCTGTACTACTTTGAGGCGACGTTGATGTCCCACAGTGTATCCTTTGTTAGATGCGACCATTGAGACGAGCTTAGACTTGGGATAGAGGTCTCTGTCCATGACCCAAGGAGCAGCATTAGAGAGGCAATAAAGAAATTTACCGTCAGGACCCGCCTCGTGAGTGAGTCTTTGGTCACAAGTAAAGATACCATCCACACGACTAGCAACAAAATCATAGTTGTCCTCAATGAATTTGTACTGTTCAGGAATGATCTCCCTAGACTCTAGTAACCAAATAAACTTTGGAAGATTACTGGTATCTTCCAAAGCTTTCAAAGCAAAATGATTTACATAGAGGTTACAAAGTCCAGAACCATCATGAACCCATCTAGTATAGACGGATCTATTGTTAGCAGATGTAGATGGTTCTAAAGAATCATTACAAATTAAATTGATTGGAAACTTATTCTCTGGTCCCAAAATAGGAAGGTCTAAACCTCCAGGGTTCTGACGTGCTTGTCCAAGAACCTCTTTAATATCACTCATGGTAATGCTTCATCTCTCGATATACGTTTGCGATACCCTCTTCGATACTTGTTTTTGGTTTCCACCATTTAGTAATAAAGGGGTCTGCTTGGTTGCGAGCATCTTTCTGAACAGTGTCTTTGGAGTCCGCAGGTACAACCTTAACTTCTTGACCATCAGCAGCAAATAGATCTTGGATAATGTTTCCAACTTCCAGAATGCTTGTACTGACAAAAGAAGTAATATGAAGAGGGTCAAAAGAGGTGAAGTCATCGTAATTTTCCATGACTGCCTCAAGAGCCTCACAGCAATCTTCTGCGTAGAGAAACTCTCTTTGTTCTGTACCATCTGTCATCATGTCGATGACACCGTTCCTAAATCCCTTTACGATAAAGTCTGTAATGACGTGGGCTTTTTCCATGTCATTCTCAATACCATACACGTTCCAGAACTTAACAATCTTGCCACCAAGCGACTCAGTATATAGTTCACCAACTCTCTTCATCACACCGTAAGGAGAGTAACTCATGCTACTCATCTGGGAAGATGCAAACACAAAGGGAGTCTTGAATTCTTCAAGATACTGAAATGCATTTGCCATCAACCTGGCATTATTATTGATGAAGTTGAAGGTGTGTTGATACTTCTTCAGGTAGTGGGAACCACCAACATCAAAGGCAAGGAAGAAACAGAAATCAGTATCCACAAGTGCATCTCGAAGATTCACATTGGGGATACGAGTCATATCCTGCCAATCTGCATTAGCAACATCAAACTCAACTACAGTATGTCCTTTTGCTTTCAAATACTGGGTCAGGTAGGCACCCACCTGACCAGCAGATCCTAAAATGGTAATCTTCATGCCCAATCAATATCGTGCTTAGAACCAAAGTTTACAAGTCCAGTACCACTCATGTGACCAACTGGAGTCACATCAATCTTGGGTTCTTCAATTGCATCCCACATGTCCTGAACCTCAGGCCAACCAGGACCAATATCATCCAGAAGCATGATACCTTTCCAACCTTTCTCGTTCAAGAATTCCATCATCTCAACTTCTTGAACACCGTCATGGGGATCAACATCGATCATGATGATAGAAATGTTATCCCAATCAAGAGTTTCATCCTCACGGAAGTCTTGAATCTTGAAAGTGATATTCTCTTTCTTGATAGCAGAGCTAGCACCCTGTTCAACCAGATCATAACTGATAACTTGGTTCTTATCGTTGTAAGAAAGAGCAAGTGCAGAACCTCCTGTACGGGTTCCAACGTCAAGGATGGTGGTGTTTTCAAACTGACTGGAGAGCCATGCATAGAGACGATACTCGCTCTGTCCTGCAGTCAACCAGTCGTTAGGATTGATGGATTGTTCCTCAAGAGCAGACACATCTAGTGCCCGCACTGCATCCTTATCAATTCGAATAGTCTTTTTAGTCAGTGTAGAATTAGGCATTTACAAGTTCCTTAGATGTAGTTTCAGATTCCTTACGGGATTTAATTTGTTCAGAGATCCAGGCATAAGTGATACGAATGCCTTCCTCTAGAGATTGAGAATAATCCCAACCAAGTTTCTCACGGATGAGATCGTTATTGGAGTTACGTCCACGGACACCAAGAGGTGCATCTAGTTTGTGTCGTTTCTGAACCACTTTACCAGATACCTTAGCGGCAGTCTCAACCAGTTGGTTAATCGTTACCATTTCCTCAGAACCAATATTAACTGGTCCCATGAACTCTCCGTCCATCAGTCGTCGAGTCGCTTCAATGCATTCATTAATGAACAGGAAGGAACGAGTTTGTAGACCGTCTCCCCACACCTCGATGGATCCACCTGTCTCTGGGAGGTAAGCGACTTTACGGCAGATTGCAGCTGGAGCTTTCTCCTTTCCACCTTCCCAGGTTCCTTCTGGTCCAAAGATATTATGATACCTAGCAACACGAACAGGGATCCCATAGTTACGATTGTAAGCAAGGAAGAGACGCTCAGAGAATAGTTTTTCCCATCCATACTCGGAGTCGGGGTTAGCTGGGTATGCGGATTCTTCACGGCAGTCAGGGTTGTCAGGATCCAGTTGATTGTGTTCTGGGTACATGCAAGCAGAAGAACTATAGAAGATCTTCGTTGCATTTACATTATTAGTTTCATTATAATCTCTAACGGCATCCAATACGTTCAAGTTAATGGATGCGGAGTTGTGCATGATATCGGCGGAATGTTCATCTGTGAAGATGTATCCTGCTCCACCCATGTCAGCAGCAAACTGATAAATCTCATCAAACGGTTCGGAATCAGGAGAGATGATGAGTTCCTTAACTCTAACAGCATCCCTCAGGTCAGCTTGAACAAAGTCATCTGCTGCAGATACACTGAACTCAGGGTACTTAATATCGACCCCACGAACCCAGTATCCTTCAGAACGAAGACGTTTTACCATGTGACTTCCAATGAACCCACCAGCACCCAGAACGAGTGCAGTTTTACTATTTGCCATAGTCTAGTTTTTTGACTGCGTTGATATTTATTATAATAAAAAAAGGGTATTTTGACAATACCCATTCCTTCGTATCTATAGTGGTTGTTGTAAATTCAATGAATGAACCTGAACCTGTTGTGCAAGTAGGCCAATATCACATTGATACCATCCTGTAGCAATATACTTATCTTGCATAGGTGGATTTCCCCTATGTAAATGAGTAAATGACCCAGGCCAAATAACTACCTTACCCTTTTCGGGTTTAATTTTAGTACTTTGATATAAAAACTCTGTCTCTCCACCCTCTTCTACATCATTAAGATAGACCATCCATGCCAGTGTTCGAGTGCTTGTATTCCAATTCAAATCCTCACCATGAAAGACATGATATCCTTCAGTTGGTGCAGTTTTTTGGAGAAGTACCAAAGAACTGATGTAATTAAAATTGGAAAGATATGGATATTTTTTCGAATAATAAAGAAGACAACCGTTAACGGGGTCCATTAGATCTGCAGCTTCTCCAGGAGAGAATGCATTCAGACATACTTGTTTGTCATGTACATGTGATGCTTGTCTAGCATTCACATATGAAGAAGAGTCTATATAATCCACCAACCAGTCACAAAGTTCTGGATTTACAGCCTCTTTGAAGACTCCGATAAAATCGTTATAGATTGGTTCCATGTTTTCTGTAGGTTTGCAGGCTCGCCACCAATTCTTTGACTGGAAATTGGAAACCAGGCGGGGTTACCCCATCCGCACCACTTTGTTTTAGGAACAAAGAAACCTTACCAAAAATCCAAAGGACATTTGGATGCGCTGAATCGCACTTTGTTTGAAAGATAACATCCGCAATCTGTACATCTATGTTCTACTTCATCATAAAACTGACAGGTAGAACAAATTTGCAACCTAGCATCTTTCACATGATCAGGAACAAGTAAGTCACCAGTACTTACAAACTCTTTGATTATACCAAAAGCTGTTTTTGTTAGGTTGGCCATCTGCTTAGAAGCGGATGGGTATTGTTGATCTTCCATAAGATTAAAGGGACACACTCCCGACCAGGGCACACTTAACGTCTGTCCGAGACATGTACAAGATTTGTTCCATTCCCAATCTCCCCATAAACAAAGTAATTAAAAGCAATGGAGTACCTAGGTTCATCAGTTTCGGAGGCTGGAACCATGTGTGTTAGGTGGGAAGGAAACAAGAGTAACATATTAGTATTCACTCTCTTCAAATGAACTAATTCATTTTGAGCGGTTAACTCATCTAAATTAAATTCCCAAGCATCACTGGTCCAAGTAGGACCCATTCTCTTGAAAACAATTCCTGGCCCAGAATTGGGTGGAATATTTAGATAGTATACACCACTAAAGACACTGTTTGAATGATGATGTTCATGACAATAGTCATTCAAGTAGTGTCTGTTTGCCCATGAGTTAGTTCTCTTTACCGTAAGTTTTCTTGAAACTCGTAAGAAATCATGCACAAAAGCGTGCATATGATTATCTATGATAGTTGCAAGATTGGATAATGGATTGTGTGCAAGCACATCAAATACATCCAGATATTGTCCATTAGGATGATCATGAATGTCAGTATCCGTAATCCAATCTAAATGTTCAACATAAGATTGGATTCTTGACCGTTCGTCATCAGAGATGTCTAGTTGGTCATGGTAAATTGGGGTTGGGAATAGTAATTGAACATCAGCCATAGGCTCCACCAGGGTTTTTAACGACTCTCCATGTCGTAAGACACATCATCTTTGATATAACACGGTACACGATCTGGATCTAACCATTTCGTATACTCAAAATCCTCCATAGCAGTGGTAAGTTGCATACCATTATCACAAAGATACATGTCACTGTATCGTTTGGTATAAGAATCTGCCTTCTGAATACGATAGTCGGGGAACCCATTGTCTAGGGTTCCAACTTCGACATACCGATAGGGAAAACGTTCAAGAATAATCTTTGTCAAGCGAGTACTCCTTCAGTTTGAAGATCAGCTGCAATCAAATCAAGGACGAGTTCATAATCATCGTCAGGATCATTATAAAACTGAACTCCTTGATTGCGGTAATACTTCACAATCTTTTTGTAAATCTTAGGGTGGCGGAGGTCTAGATCCGTTTCCCGATTCACTGCGGATTGCAGAAGACTCAAATTGGTCTTGAACTTAGAAACAAACGCCGAGTTAGACATTGATCGTTGTGTTGAACAGGTTTATTGTACGATGGAATGAGTCGGATGTCAAGATCCTTCTCCAGTCTGATGATACATTTCAAAGTATGTATCATCAAGTTCAGAAACTAGTCCAGAATCAATAGATGCTTTGATGACTCCAGCATTAGGAACCATCATAACATCCTTACCATCTGGAGTCATGATATGAAATGATTTTCCTTGTTCTACTTGATCGAAGATGTCATCAAAGTTATCTTCAAGGTACTGCAAAGTAATCTTTTCCATGAATTTAAAAAGGAAAATCGGAATGATAGGATTCGAACCTACGGCCACCCGCTCCCAAAGCGGGTGCTCTACCAAACTGAGCTACATTCCGAAGAAGACCTAGTAATAATACTCGATTACTACTAGGTTGTCAATTAACCGATTGGGGCTGAGTTTACTTTTTGATTGGACCAATTCCCAGATCCATCATCGATGGGTTTTGGTGCCGAGAGATCGATAGTAGAAGACTTCATAGATCCAGCAGCTTGAATTTCATTAACCTTCTTCAAATAAGCGATAACACTTTCGGGAGTGCTTTCGATATATGGATCATCTTCAGCATTATGATGAGTGGAAGGATTAGCAGACTCTTCCATGAAGACGTGAGTTACAATAAGATCTTCTACATGAATAGCATATCTCCAAGATCTTAAACCAAGTCCTTTATTATACTTTTTGACAAGGAATCCTTCTGGTTCTGCAATACCAGAGACTTCATTATGTCTTGCAGTGAAAGCAGCATTACCATCACAAAGATACTTTACGTTTTGAACCTTTAGTTGTTTCCACCAAGCCTTCATAACAAAAGGATCGTTGATAGAAAGACAGTATACTTCATCAATACCAAGTGCCTTGATATCATCATATGCTTCATCAAAGTCAGGAACTTGACTGTTGCTGCAGGTGGGAGTGAATGCACCTGGGATACAGAAAATGATTACATTTTTGCCCCTAAGAGTATCATGGAGTGCTTCTCTCTTTAGGGTATTCTTACTGTTGAGAGAGAATAACTCAGCATTAGGTAGTTGATAAGCCATGTTAAATCAATAGGTCGTAAACGTTAATTATATATGCACTTAAGCACGGGTATTTTGTGGTTGCCTAGACAGTTTTTTGTCGAGAAAACCCTCCATAGTATAACGGAGTTCATGGTTTTCTGTCAAGACATAATAACCAGTAAGATCTTTGCCATCATCACACCACCCATAAGATACAATTCTCTCATTCACAAGATCATGTTTCCTGTCTGTGTTGAGATAGTGGTTGTAAAGCTGGTGCAGGTTGATCATCGTTCCTCAAAATCAAGTTTACGAACTTTGCGTTTGCGTCGTTCCTCTTGGTATTTTAGGTCACTTTCTGTCAGGAAACCATGATTTTTTATAATGTTTTTAGATTTGATTAAAACAACTTCATTCAAATCGTTTGCTGTGATCGTACTGTCAGTGACTGTCATCATGTTTGAACATCCACAGCTTTGCATTCTAGTTCCGCCAACAATTTCTTTGTTGCAACATTTACATCTGGCTATCATTGTTTTTACCTTGTATTCCTAATACAAGTTCAAACTCTTTCAAGATACTTTCGTTGGGAAATTGTTCTTTTATATTACAATACTCCAACCATCTTAAGGTAGTTCTCATAGGTTCGGATAAACCTTTGCCATAGAGTATTGTATTTGTCCTGTCTTCCAGAGTACAGAAAGTATGAACTATATTTTCCGATTCGTATCCGATGAAGTATTGAACTTCTTTTCTAGTCTTTAATAATTTATAAGATTGAAACTCTGTGCCATAAATTGAGTGGAATAGAGCGGCTATTTGTTCAATATCAGATCTACCATACTCCATAATTAGATTGGCAACATTAATGGAGTGATCCATAAGACTACCATCCCCATGGGGTACTTTATGCATGTCAAGGTTTTCCATCCACTCAACATACTTTTTAGCAAGAGCTGGTTGTACCCTCTTATTTTTATTATAAAGAGCTACACTCAGAGTAACTCTCGGACCAGGAGCATGTGGTTCATGATAAGTTTCTACAGGCATGAATAGAGAGTCGCCTGGGTGCAATACACACGGTTCATCATTAACGAAATACCGCATCTTGCCAATTAATTGGATCAATTCAATATCATAAAAGTCATAATGATTATCATGTGACTTAGCATGTCCAGAGAAAGAAACATAAAGATCTATATTATGAAGATCAACTTGATCACGTAGTTTCATTTGATCTACTACATTCATAATAGAATCAGGAAGCCAAGACCCCTTTAATATAAAGGTAGGAGTTTTACCAGTAACGCCACTAATAATATCGTAGTCACCAGAAGAAAAATCTCTATTTATTTTTTCTATTACATCATCCCAAGTTACTTGAGATACATCGTATGTTTTTTGAGTATATTGCATATCACTCTGTATGCATGGGAGATACAAGGATCGAACTTGTGACAATCTCGGTGTAAACGAGGTGCTCTACCGCTGAGCTAATCTCCCAAACTCCTCCACCTGGGCTCGAACCAGGGACATTCTGATTAACAGTCAGACGCTCTACCGACTGAGCTATAGAGGAATGGGTGTTTCTATTATAACACAGAAACTAATCTTGTGGAAGCTCTTCTGGATTTTCTAACTCTAACTCATGAATTAGAGGAAGACATTCTTCTTGTGCAAGGTATGCTGCAGCTTTATAAAGATCTTCTTGATCCCAAACTTTATTTTTGTTTGCTTCCATCAAGATGTCGGGATCATCATAACATAGTGATGGAAGTTCGTCAAATGTAAATGGGATGTAATTTATAAAGTACATCTTAACGAGCAAGGTTTCCTCATAAGTCTCATACCAACAATAAGATGTTTGGATCCTGTACTTCTGGGACATGTCTCGTTTTCCTGACACATTACTATTTAACCAGTAAGCGGGTGATCGGATTCGAACCGACGACATTCAGCTTGGAAGGCTGACGTTCTACCACTGAACTACACCCGCACCTAAAGATCCTAGATAAGCAATATTACCTGCCACCATAAATCTATTGTCTACAGGACATGGTTCTACTTTATGTATAAGATGTCCAGCAAATATAACCAGTTGACCTGATTCAACTTGAATTTCATTCCCATCAATAATGATTGGGGAACTTCCTTCTGGGCAGTTTACATAATATGCAAAAGACATTGCATAAGGCCAGTGGTTGTGTTCCATGGCGGAAGCACCTTTATTATACCACATTCCCCAGTAATCTGCAATATCAAAATTTCTATGCCAGTCTGGAGAACCAAAGTATGCACTATTAGATCCTTGTGCCAATTTATTTGCACAAGAAACTAGATTAGAACGAATCCAATCAAATAGTATATCCAATTCTTCAACTGGAGATTCTTCAAGTCTTGTGCAATAGAAAGGAGTTCTAGAAGTTCCTGTTGGAAGTGTAAGATAACTATCAGATTTAATCCATTCTATTAGTCCAGGATTAATCTGATCTGCTTTTTCAAATTGGGTTGAAAGAATCGCAAACATATGTCGATGAAAGGACTTGAACCTTCATGAGTTGCCTCACTGGAACCTAAACCCAGCGCGTATACCAATTCCGCCACATCGACGAAGGCGACTCAAGTAGGATTCGAACCTACGACCGACTGCTTAGAAGGCAGTTGCTCTATCCAGCTGAGCTATTGAGTCATGGGACAATCATACCAGAGACTGGTCAGATTGTCAACGGAGAGTGAGAGATTCGAACTCTCGAAGGAGTTACCCCCTTACAGCATTTCCAGTGCTGCGCCATCGTCCACTCGGCCAACTCTCCAAGGTGGGCAGGGAGGGATTTGAACCCCCGTAGGCAGAGCCAGCGGATTTACAGTCCGCCTCCATTAACCACTCGGACACCTACCCTTCTCTTCTTTATTGAGTTTGAAGTACTTACTATAATACTTCTTTTTTAGGTTGTCAAGGACTTCCATGTCTTCATAGAAACCCATGTACTTAGTGAGTTGATAAGATCCTTCTAGCTCACTTATCAATCTTAGAATGTTTACTGAAGTTACTGGGAGACCTCCAGGTTTGAATTCACTTGAAGGTCTCATAAAATTAGGTGCGGCTATACAATTTGTGTAGATAGGGTAAACGATTTTTTGCTCTACGGGTGTTCTACCGCACCAACAGTATTTAGGCCAGGACTAACTTTTTGGTATAATCGTATGCATATTGCTGACGATACCCTTTGATACCCCAACCTAACCAGTAGTAAGCAGCAACCATATACTGATCAACTGTCTTACCATTACCTTCAAACTCAGGAAGGTAACGTTGGAAGACGCTTTCGTTGATCATGTATGCTGTCTGACCTTCAAGTGTAGAAGGGTCATACCCATAACGTTTGGCAAAAACACCAAGGTTCCTGTAACGTCCTACACTGGTCCACTGAATAAGACCATAACCCCCGCGAGTGCAAGACTTGTAAGGAACTCTAGCCCCTCCCTCGCAAATGTTGGGATGGAAGTTGCTTTCTGATTTAATGTTTCCCATGATCGTTGCAAGGGCATTGCGATCTGAGATTCTGGTCTTCTCTTGGAGTTTTTCCAGGACATATTTCTCATTGGCATTACATCCTGGGCACGTCCAAGTCTTCGGAACCACTTTAATTGGCACCGCCTTCTCTTCATTGACACTTACATCAACTGGAGGAGGATTTTTGATCTCACTGATTAGTGGATAAGCACAAGCAGCGGGAACAGATGAAGCCAACAAAAGTGGCAGAAGTTTTTTGAACATTTAATTAATTGAACTCAACATCCGTTACAGGAATTTAACTCCTCCTACGGCTCAAATGTGTATCGGTTTCATTGAAAACACTACGGTATTCTTCATACATGGCTACCGCATCTGCGATCCTACCATCGTTGACCAATTCATGCAAGCGATCAACCAAAGAGTCCCTAACCATATCTTCATGAGTCATGTAGTGTTCCATTGAAGTAATCCTTCCTGAAGTAACGACTGAGAACGTTGTTATTATAGTAAGCAGGTTCCCCGTTGTCAAGAGCCTCAGTGAGGACGTTGTTCATGAAAAGCTGACGGGTCTCTTCGTAGTTTACAAATCCCTTAGTGGTGTGGACTGAGAGAATTTCCCTTCTAAAGTTCTCCCTGCCAATGGCAGCGATGTCTTCTTTAAGATTGTCAGAACTTCCATAGTAGTTCTTCCAGTCGCTTTCAGACTTAACTCTCCGATTTTTATTTCTAGGCTTTCGAAACTGCCAGAAGTATTTTCTACCGATGTACTTCTTCCCATTTCTGAGATTCGTAATACAGTAGACAAAGCCGTAGAGCCCGCCAATATCGTCAGACTCAAAGCACTTACCATTGTACATCCAAGGGTTAGTATAGGAGCATGTTTCAGGAGTAGTTCCCCCCGCGCTCTCATTCGCTCTCTTAGTGTCGTCATTCAATGTAACTCATTAATACACTAAGATATATATGAGCTTCCCTTTGAACCCTGGCAGAGTTAGTTTACCGAGATTTTAGACCCGTGTCAATCCCAGCCTCTTTTAAAAAGTCTTTCCATTTTTTACCATGGGATTCTTTAACTTCCGAATCCTGAGTATGTCCGTTCTCCTTACGGAGCATCCCCGCACGGTCCAGCATGAATCCAGCAGGGATTTTCTTACACTTCTCGTCAGTGTGACACCAATAACTTCCAGCTTTACACTTACCCATCAGTCAAACCTCGAAGTATGTTTTGCCATCGCTGCATCATACTTCTTCTCTTTAGAAGTCTTACCGTGCTTAAGTTTTCTAAGAGTATCGCGACCAACTCTTCTGTTATGAGTCTCTAAAGGAGTTTCCTTAGCACCTTTTACCTTTTTCTTTTGACGAGAACCAGGGAAGTTTTTAGCGTGTGATTTTCCCTCAGGACTCTTACTGATATCCAGTTTAGTACCAGTCTTTTTCTCGTGCTTATCAAGAACTTTCTGGCGATCTTTCTTTGCCTCAAGAGACTTGGAAGCCTGCTTAGCACGAATCTCAACACCTACACGGTGTTCATCTTTCTTACCTTCCTTAGCAGCGCGAGTTGCTTCCTTAATAGTATTTGCGGAAGACCACAGATTGTTTTCCTTAATATAAGTATCTACTAACTCTTCTTTCTCCCACTTAGAAATATCATATCCCTGTTCGTGCAAAGACTCGATCCAGGATTCATACTTCTCTAGATGGTATTCCAGAAGATCTTCCTTATAATTCTCATACTGTTCTCTATATCTACCCTTCTTCTCTGGTAACTTGTCATGTTTTGTACCAGCAAAATCTTTTGCATCCTTCTTAGTCATCGATGCAGCAGCAGCTGCAACTTCGGGTGATGGTGCAGCCTTACCTTTCTTTGTAGCGTAGACCATACCCATGAATCTCTGCTGAGCTTTACTTACCGCAGCTTCCTTAACCTCAGAAGGACACTTCTTTTTTCCATGGAGGGGACACTCTTCACCCTCAATGTTATGAGCACAAGTCTTTTCTTCTTTCGAAAACTCTTTATAGAATGCATCTGCTTCTCCATGTCTACCTTCTTTGGTAGACTTCTTACTCATGTCAAGCAGTTGTTTTTTAGAGTACTTATGTCCTTTCAGTACAGACGACATTTCAGAGGATGACATTCCTTTCTCTATAACAAAATCTTGAACCTCAACAAAAGATTCACCATCAGCGTTTTCCACTGTGGAATATAATGTCTTGTATGCCTCGGATAAACCTTTTCCTATATCGTGGTTCATGTTAAAATCATACTCCTACATACGTATTTATTAGATCAATAAATAGAAGAAAGGGACCTTATCATAAGAACTTAAATGGCTAGACAGGGAATTTTCACTGGATTTACGCCGAATGATGGTCTGGGAGATTCCCTCGCATCAGGTGCTGTAAAAGTAAACGCCAACTTCCAAGAGATTTATGATGCTTTTGGTGATGGAAATAACCTGTCTCCAGGAGCAGGTGCTGGCGGTACATGGTCAAAGGCAAATACATACGGAATTAGTACAAGTAAGTACGTAGGCATTGGAACTGACTTGCCTACATCTCAACTACATGTTGTTGGCAACTCACTCCTACAAGGTATCACCACTGGTACATTTGTTGGTGATGGATCTGGACTAACAGGCGTTACTGCAACTGGAGATGGCGTTATCTTAAAAGATAACGGAGTACAAAGAGGTGTAGCTCAAACTCTAAACTTCGGTGACAGATTAAACGTCAGTAACGTCTTCCAGGGTGACGTAGATATTACTGTTGCAGATTACGTTTCATATGCAACTAATGCAGGATTCGCAACCTATGCACCAGTCGCTGGTATTGCAACACTCGCAGACAATGCGACAACCGCAGGTGTAGCAACATATGCACCTCTGGCAGGTATCGCAACGTTTGCAACAACCGCAGGAATCGTAACCTATGCAGGTGCGTCTGGTGTCGCAACTAATGCAGGTGTTGCTGAGTACGCAAAACTGGCAGGTGTATCTACTTATGCAGTAACAGCTGGAGTTTCTACACTAGCTGGTTATGCAACTTCTACTGGAATTTCTACAGTAGCAAGAAACTTGACTGGTAATCCATCTATTACCATCGAGAACATCAATTCCATCACTGGTATTGTTACGGTTCCTGGTCAAGGCAGTAAGATGCGCTTTGACTTCGACTCCGTTGCCGACCTACCCCCTGCAGTGCAGTGGAGAGGTATGTTCGCTTATGCAAATAACACCAAGTCACCATACGTATCTTTTGGAACAACCAACGGTGGATACCAGGGGTGGAGAAGACTCCTAGCCGAAGACATCTACGGTAACTATGAGACTACAGGTGTTATTACTGCAACTAGATTTGCTGGTGATGCATCTGGATTGTATAACCTACCATCAACCGATGCGATCTGGAGATCCAATCCAACTGGTATCGTTACGGCATCGAACGTAGGTATCGGAACAACAAATGCAGAAGAGAAGTTAGTTGTACTAGGAAACTTCCTACTCAAAGGAAGAATCGTTGGTGCTGCAACCACTAACATTCTACCTTTCCTCTATGCAACGTATGCAGATCTACCAAGTGCATCCGATTATCACGGTGCATTCGCTCATGTCCATGAGACAGGTAAGGCATATTATGCACACAGTAATGCATGGGTAGAACTAGTCAACGTAAGTGCAGGTGGTACTGTAGGTACAGGAACCGAAACTTACAACGTTGGACACTTCCAGGCAGACCAAGCAAATATCCTAGGTGTTGTAACTGCAACCAATTTTGTTGGTGACGGTTCTGGTTTAACTGGAATCACCGCTTCTGGAACTGGTATTGAAATCAAGGATGAGGGTAGTGTAGTTGGTACTGCAGGAACCATCAACTTCGTTGGCAGTGCAGTCACAACCACATTCGGTTCAGGAATCGCAACCGTAACCATCAGTGGATCTGGAGGTGGTGCTGGTGTACTGAACGATCTGACTGATGTTGTTACCAGTGGAGTCCAACTCAATAACTATCTGAGATATAATGGATCTGTATGGACTCCAGTTGCAGGTATCAGCACACAGAATGCTGATAATGTAACACTAAACTTCGGTACGTCAGACGATCTCAGACTATATCATGACGGAACTAATAGTTGGATCACAGATTCTGGATCTGGTTCTCTATTCCTAGATGGAAGTGATGTTTTCCTTCAGAATGGAGGATCCACAAAACTCCAAGTAACCAATGGCGGACTGAACGTAACTGGTATTGTTACTGCTACTGGATTCTCTGGTGACTTCTACGTCACTGAGTCTGTAGATGACGATCAGAACTATAACCTAATGATGTTGAACACCACTGCGGGTGGTGATGCATACAGGGGAACCATGGTTGATGCTGGAGGCATCACCTTCAATCCAAATGACAATACACTTAGGTTGAGTGGTTCTATTACTATCCAGGGTGTATCTGGTCAGATCGATTGTACAAATGTTAATGCAACAGGAATCATCACTGCAAATACTTTCTATGGAGATGGTTCCAATTTAACAGGCGTTAGTGGTGGTGGCATCGGTACAGACGGAAGTGTAAATACCACTGGTATTATTACCGCTTCTTCTTTTGTTGGCGATGGTTCTGGTCTGACTGGTGTTGTTGGTTCTGGATCTGGTGTCATCATTCAAGATTCTGGATCTCCAGTTGGTACTGCAGGAACAATTAACTTTGGTACAAACCTCACGGTATCTGCAGTTTCTGCTGGTGTAGTTACTGTAACTGCAAGTGGAGGGAGTGTTGGTAGTGGTGGAACATGGGGAGTTTCAGTCACAGGTATTCATACCAATAAGAGTGTTGGTATTGGAACAGATATTATAGCCGGCACACAATCCCTACAAATTAGAAACACAGTATTTGAAAGTCACGGAGTTGCGTCTTCTTCCTTTACCGCTTCTGCTGGAACACCACAAGAAATTGATGTGTTTGTCGATGACTTTATGACTGCAGAATATACCATACATATTATTAATGGCAATAATTACCAGGCACAAAAAGCACTGGTAATGCACACGGGAGCAGGAACAACTGCATACGTATCTGAATATGGTGTCATGTTTGAACCCAATAGAATTGCTGATGTATCAGTAGCACTAGCTGCTGGTCAGATTCAAGTAAGTCTAGTTCCTCTATCTGGAATATCTGGCGTAACAACATATAGATTCACTTCACAAAAAATGCTTTGATGGGGAATAACTAATGTTTTCTACAGAAACAAATTACGAAGAATGGATTCAAGAGAGAAGAATTTCTTTTGAATCTTACAAGGATGAACTACCCAAAGTTCCAACAGAACCAGAGGCAAAGAAAGAGTATGTAGTTCTGTGTACTTCTAAGGAAGATTGGGAACACGTCCATGAAATTTTGATGCAGGACGGCACTCTAGAAGATAATATTCCAACCAGACACGTAGATTGCACTAGTGAATGTAACCACAGTGATGTGAGAGGAATATATCTTTTAGACGATGATGAAGTTGCTCAACTGAAAAACCACCCAAAAGTATTGGGAGTAAATATCAATCACGGTTCTTATCCAGGATCTTTCATGGATAACCCAGATGATCTAACCTGTGAATTCAGTACACCATTAACAAAGACTAACAGATATCCAAGTAATGTTTGGTGTCAAGGTAGCATTAATAGAAATTTTTATCTGAACTTTACACCAGGAGCAGATCTCAAAAATAGAGGATCGAGTCAAATAATTAGACACATGCAAAGGGAAAGTCCCTTTGTAAGTCTATGGTGGTCAAACCCAGACAACCTAAGTGGAATTGCCGCAACACCAGGAGCATATGTCCAACTAGGCAATAGACTGCCACAATATGGAACTGGTAAGGATGTTGATGTAATTGTATGTGACCAGGACATGTGGTTTGGCCACATTGAATTCCAAAATACTTTAGGTATCAGTACACTTACTTCTGCTGATGTTCCATCAAATTATGTTGGTGGCAATGCATTATCCAATCGTGGCATATCACCGAATTCTGGTACTTGCGATCTATTAGATCTAACTTTAGATGCACCAATGTATCTCGATCCAGACTTCTTTAATGCTCGACTTGATGTATACTGGAATGGTCCAGTTGGTAATGTTGTTGGTGATGGTAGTGATTTCTTCAAGCGTGAAGTTACAACTAACGGTGTAAGGATTATGGGTGCAGGCACTGTTGGTGGACAAACAGCAGTACCAGATGCTTGGTTAGAAAAAGTTGGTCGTATGTTTGAACTGTTTACAAATCCATCAGGTCCAGCTGGTGTTGCAACAGTAGGCATTAATACAACATTCCAAAAAGGGTTGATTAACACACTGAGTGGTGAAACAGGAACTTATCACGCAGGCTTACCGACTATACAAAGAGTAGCAAGAGGTGCAGGAGCAGATTACACTCCAAACTTCTTAACTGACGAAGGCGTTGTATTTTGGAACCTAACTAACCTGTTTGACACTCACGTGCAAAATGACATGGTGTGGTACTTGAACTCAACTGGTAGTGGATACGGCGACGGCGACCTAGACGCACAAGAAGTTATTGAACACGTATTCCACACACTTCATATGCACGGGTTACCTGCAGATGATATAAAACTATATCCATATATAAGTTCCGATTGGAACACTGGTGATTTGTATGCCGCAATGGAAGAAGCATATGATGCAGGCAAATGGGATCCATCAGGTTATCAAAGTCCATCAAATGCTTGGAAAACAGATGCAGATGCATTTGAAGTAGCCGCAAAAGAATACTTATACTTACTAAACTTCTGCATGTTTGAATACACAGAACTTTGGGAAGGTGGAAGTCTTGCTCCAGAATGGACAGACGACATGCGTACCCAACTGGGTATTCAAGCAAATAATCCATTGGGGTATGCATTCTTTAACACATGGATGGCTCCAATTATCACTAAGCCTTCACTTACTACTATTAGGAGCATATTCCAAGACGGCAACACACCAGACCAAGACGATCCAACTCTAGCAGGAGCATCAGGATATGTTGTGGATAATAATGGTAGAACGGAGACACGATGGGATGGAACTACCGTTCCTACAGATGTAGCAGCAAGAAACTGGTGGAGAAACAACAGTACAACTTATAGATCTCCCAAATATGTATCCGTAGGTATAGGATCAGGTACGGCAGTTCCAGGATCAGCACAAGACTTTGGTGCAATTCTAGTTAATAATGGGTACAGTAGACAAGTGTGCAATGGAAATCACACTACATATCAAACAGGAACTGGTTACCATGCAACTCCATGTGCTTCTCAAGCATATGGCAGACAATATGGTTGGGCATATAATTCAAACAAATGGTTCTTGAATCACTATGGAACTAACAACAGTGGATGGGAAGTTGGATTTGACCAACAGAAAGTGTTCCACCAATGCAAACCAATAAATCCAGCATATGGCACACAAGATCCAACAATTTCCTCTAACAGTTGGGGACATAGACTTACTCCAGACTCTACTGGATGGATTTCTCATAGAAATAATGTAACTGGTGATGGTACGGGTCAGGCAAAACTAGATGGATCCGATATGGTTCAATATAATAGTAAACCAAACTGTTTAGTTGCATATAATAATACCGATATGGGAATTGCATATGCTACAGACAATAGTGTAATTCAAGCAGGAAAAGAACTAGTTGATTCTGGTGTTATCTATTGTTATGCTGCAGGAAACCACGACCAAAAACAAGTTAGAGGAGATCATCCAGATTTCAACAACTACTACAGTGATCAAAATGAAGATATAGAATCTGCTAGAAGAAATGCCTTGTACAGCAGTATGTTTGGAACTCAATATTATACTTTCTACAATAGACCTGGGTTCCCAGGACATATTGGAGAGAGAACTGATGATAATGGAGTATCTTACTATAAGACAATTGCTGTAGGTGCTCTTGATGAAACTGGTGTGACCTCTGGTGTAGGAACTTACTATAGAGAAGCCAAAACATTCTATACTAATACTGGCAATGCAGTTGATTGTTGGACCTTATGTGATAATAGTCTTTCTGCATGTGATGATAATACTGGTACTAGATACAATCGATATGATGCTTTCTACACTCTTGGTGGTATACAGTCTGTCGAATCTGAAGATAGATTATTCAATGGAACCAGTTCCGCAACTCCTATTGCCGTTGGTCTCATTGCAACCAAGTTAGAATATAATAGACATTGGACTTGGGCAGATGTTAAGGGTTGGTTCAACACTCTGGGTTCTTTTGAGAGTATTAGAGACGCCGCTGGGACACTCGCAGTTTATACTGGAACTGAAGGTGGTAGTAATATAAATGACACTAATTACTTAGATTCTTATAACCTACAGGGATCTGATGCTCCTTTATTATGGGACGCTCCAACAGGAAATGAACCCAATATATCTAAACTAATAGAAGGTGGATCTGATCCGATTTCCTTTACTGGCAATATAACAATTAAGATCGTAGAATAAATAGTTAAAAAATAGGAACCATGGCAGATAAACCATTTGGTGTAAGACAACTGAATATAGTTGGTGCAGCAGGTACACCTACGATTGAAAGTGCAGCAGCACTAAGAATTGGTGGACAACAGGTTGCAATCACCACTAATACTTCTGTTGCTGGTGTCGTAACTGCAGCATCATTTTATGGTGACGGATCAAATCTGTCTGGAGTTGCGGTTCCAGCAAACCTAACTGCAACTACTTTAGATGTATCTGGTATTTGTACGGCTGGTAGTTTTGTTACGGACCTGATCTCAGGTGATGGAACCAGTAGAGGATTTGCAACTAGATATTACATCACTGCAGATGGTTCTACCAGTTATCGTTTTGCTGGTCCTGGTATGCCAAACACTGTGGCAAATCCAACTCTCTATCTAATGAGAGGATTTACATATATCTTTGAAAACTCCACTGGTAGTTCTCACCCATTCCGTATCCAATTCACAGGAACAACAACTGGCGTTGGAACATACGTTAGTGGATCCAATCAAGGGATTCAGGTATTCACAATCCCCCATGATGCACCAGCAAATTATCAATATCAATGTACCATTCATGGTGGTATGATAGGTTCATTCGTAATCCCTAATTAATATGTCACCACTAGCATTTGGGATCGGAAAGTCCAGAGGAACTTTATTCGATCCAGCAGTATTTTACTGTAACTATCTTGTATTCAATCACAACTGGACTGACGGTAAAGACTTAGATCTTATTGCCAGTTTTTTATATCCAAATATCGATGGAGCATGTGGTTCCAGACAAGGAAACGAAATCACAAACGCTGAAGGAACCGTCGTTTATATGAAGTGGGGTGGAGACAACACCGAAGATACTGTTGGATATGAATCTATTTACATTGATGTTCCCGCTATCAAACAAATTCCTGGGTTCGCTGGTGATGAAATTGAACTAGATTTAAGAGCTATTTGGTATTCTGAGGTGGGACAAGACCCAGTGATTGTTACCGCTGATGGATATCAAGACGGAAATATGTTACTGGAATCGGAAACTCCTAATGTTCCTGGTTATGGATTTCTAAATCCAACGTCAACAAGATCTTATATTGGATATAAAGAAACTAACGGAAAACAACTTCAGTCTACCAATAGAGAAGACTCTGGACAAAGATTAACAAGAGCTAAAATTAATCTAAACAGTTACTCATTGACTTTTGTTGAGGATGATTAATACTAAATAATTTTGACGTAGATATGGCTCAAATGAAAAGTGCAATCGCCACTTTTGCTATGATTCTGATGACCGCAAGTGCAGCTAATGCAGGCGGACTTGTTACTAAACATGCTTCTAGCGTTCAACTAACTGTTGATGCTGCACGGTCTACTGCGGTAAGAATCGGTGGTAGTTATTCTGCTTCTGGTTCTAACATCACGGCAGGCACGATGGGTGGTGTTTCCACTGGTGCTGGCACATACACTGTCACCACATCTGGACAAGATTGGTCGTTGACTGAATCGTATAACGCAGCAGATAGTGTTCCTGCCTCTGCTGTTAGCACAGGTGATGTTCCTAACTTCGGTAACCTTACCTCTTATGCTGCTGGTTCTGCTGGCACACTCGCAGGTACGATTGACAGAACTCATGCTATCACGCTGACTGCTGGTGGTGCTGGTTCATCTGCAACAGGACAGTTCGTTACTGAGATCACTGTTATCGACTGAGACTATATACTATGAATAGATTATTAGAAGCAATCGGTCTCGGATTGGTTCTTGGTGCCTTACATGGGGCTGCTCAGGCAGTCCCCGTGGTCCCTAACTTCACACAAGGCTCCATGACCAGTCACACTGAGACGACACAAAAAATTACAGAGACCATTAATTCAATGGACTATAACACAGGGTATCAATACTCTGTGACAGGGAGTGGAATTACAGCATCAGGTTCACTGCAACCAGGAACAGGTGCTAACAATGTAACTATAGACGGTGTGACATCATCATGGACAGGTATCAACAGCAGACCAAACTTCACACAGACGACACCAGGAGCAGCGTTTCAGTTCACAGAAACCTACTCAGGTCCTGGTTTAAGCAACCACACAATTATTCAAAGGACCACAGAGGTCACAAGTATCACAGATACTACAAGTATCTTCTCGCAATAATCCTCAGTGGATTCCTTCCTACAAAAGCACTGGCTGAAGTTGGCGGTGTTTCTGCTACTGCGGCTCCTGTCGCCAATAGTTCTGGCAGTGTTACTAACCAGGCCATCCAAGTTCTCCAAGGACCCTACATTACCAACACATATGGAAACGGAATCCAGTGTCAAGGTCCTACTAGAAACTTTACCCCATATGTAACTGGTAGTGCATCCGCTACCAGACCATATGAACCATATTATTATGATCCTGTCTATGACATGAGGGACATAGATGAGGACGGCGCACCAGATAATCCTGGCTCTGTTTTATATCGTGTTCCCATAAGAACTGGACAGAAAGATAACTACAACCTAGGTGTTGGTTTCTCAATCACATGGTCTGAACCATTAGATAAGAAACTACAACAACAATGTAAGGAAGCAGCACAAGCTAACATTGATCTGATGAATCAAACAACTGCTAACAAGAGATTAGATTTTGAGATCGCTAGATTAAAAAATTGTGGCGAATTGATGAAGCAAGGTATTCAATTCCACCCTCGCTCACCTTATTATAAAGTGTGTGCTGATGTGGTTGTGAATAATCCTCCAGGACATACTCACCCACACTATCACACTATCCCTTCCGTTTCTTCTTCCTCGGGAACACAGAACGCAACTCCCGAACAGCGTGGTTCATCTGACGCTGCTCTGCTCGGCGCTCCCCTGACGACAGGACGGGAATAGGTTTCTTCCTGATCGTAGCAATCTTCTTCATCACTTTCTTAATCGTTGGTTTGACTGCTTTCAAAAGTATGTCTGCCAACGGTTTTGCTAGCAGTGCTGATGCAGTAGCAATCACAGCAACACCACCCACCTGAACAACCTGGCCACCACTAGGCAGTCCTGCTACTATCTGTTGAGGTAGTGGGACTGCTTCTGTTATCTGGACACACTCGTTGCCTATTAGTTTATATTCAACAACCTTCTTTCTAAATCCCTCCACCATTGTTCCTACAGGTTCCTTTGCTTCTTGTGCTGCTGTAGGACAATCTACCTTCGCAGTAGCAGGAGGAATTTTAGGTGTCGCTGGTAACTTGGGAGCTACGGGAGTTTTAGGTTGCCGTGTATCTACTCCCGAAGGTTTAGTAGGGATTATCTGTTCAGGTTCAAAGTTAATGGGATTGTAACTGGGAACACCACTATCACAATAAGTGACCAATCCTCGCGAGTCATCTTGACCTAAGGTTTTAGATTTGCTGTTACTTTCGTGAGCTTCGACACAACCAGGCACGTCAACGATAGGCACACCAATATTTACCACTACAGGTGGTGCTAGTGGAGTTGATGTGTAATATTCGTCAGCAGTTATAACTCTCGGAATATCAATATCTCGGATATTGATATTGGGAGAAGTTATATTAGGAATCTCCATCAATCATCATCAGTAAACAAATTCAAAATACCAGTCCAAATAGAATGAAAAAAGACGTAAAGAAAGAAGGTTTCTGTTGCTTCTTTATTTGCTCTTTTCTTATAAGTCGATTGTGCCATAAGTATAATAAAAAATTTTAATTATTTAAGGAAGTTGAATTCCCCCAGGAACGGAAGGAACATCTCCACCAGTTGTACCTGGCATCTTAGGCATAGCAGATTCCAGCATCCCTGGGAGGGCACCAGCGACTGCTTCTGTTGCTGCCTTGGTAGCAGCAGTCTTTGCCTGATCGATCAGTGCATCTTTATTCAGAAGCACATAACCAGCGCCACCGATGAGGGCAGCAGATGTAAGACCAGAGAGAAGAGCAATAGCGTTGATTAATTTTTGCATTTTATTTCTCGTTGAATGTTTTTTCTAAATCTTTCAACTCAGAATAATATTCACAAGGATACTCCATGGTGATTGGATCATTATCCATCATTATATCGGTTCTACACATCCCATTACCAAGTTCCATGTGTCCAATAATAAACAGTGTCATTAGTAACATTGTTCTATACCGTTGGCATTACAGGTGGCTCACCGTCCTTCTTAGGTGCGGTGGCAATTTGAATAGGTGCTTGTTCAATACGAATCGTTTGAGCAGGTGCTGTCTGTGCTGCTGCGGCAATCAGTTTCTCTAGATCTGCCTTAGAGACACCGCCGCCACCACCCATCTTCATCGTTCCATCACCAGACTTCTTCGCAGTCTGAACTCCAAAGGTAGCTAAGACCCCAGTGAAGACGGATGCGATGAAAGTAGGATCAAGTTTCTGCTCGGGAATACCAAGAGCAGGAGGTAGTTTGATGTAGGCAAGCGTAAGAATACCACCAGACCAGATAAGAATACCAAGTCTAACCATTGTGCTGATCGCTTCTAACTGACCTTCATGATCAGCAGCAGCATCCTTTAGTTTAGCAAACGGACCTTTCTTTTTCTCTTCCTCTTTCAGAGGTTCTTTTACTTCTTCGGGCATGATGAGCCATAATTAGGCTCTTCTATTTATTATAGACGCCTCTTGGATATAGAAGACCTTTCTGTGGTCTCTTGGTTGGTATTGCACTACGTGGATCATCAACCTCTAAAGATCGGAATCCAATATCAATGTTACCAACATTAAGTGTTTGGTTAGTAGTTTTTACCTGATAAGAATATGGTATTTGATTATCATCTTGGAAATAAATTGTACTAGCTACTCCAGCCCTTGCTGTTTGTAGATCTGGAAAAGTATAGTCAGCAGCCATCAGACCTTCCTCGCACAGAATAGAATTCCTCTAGTGATATTATCAGATGTCATGTTGTAAGAACCCGAGATCACTGTGTAAACTTCAGAGGGACTTAGAGTAATGGTATCGCCCTGTTGGATATTAGCATTAACTGCATTATAGTTGAAGTTAATGAATACAAAATCATCAGGAATATAATATGGGACAGGCATCATCTTTACAGATAATGGAATTCCTTTAATAACTGCGTTGAAATCAGCATCAGCCGATAGTGAATAAGACTTATCTGCTTGGTTGTTATACCAATATCCTCCACTCTTATATGGATAGTTGGTTCTACTTCTATGGTAGAATGCAACATCACTAGAAGTATATGTTTCGTCCAATGTAGAACATTGATACTTGGTATCAAAATATCTCATATTATCTGTATAATTTAAATTACCATTCACAGTTTGATTGTATCCAAATTCAGCAGTTCCAACCGCTGGGGTGGAGTTGTAAGCTTGTCTCTGAGTACCCGCAGTAAAAGTTCTAAATGTAATGTATGGTAAACTTGAACTTGTATTGGTTTCTGTAAAAATCTGAGTATGTCCACCAAGGAAAACATAATCTAGATCCCAAATATCAGTTACAAATTTATGAGTAAACCATGTGCCATAAGTATTGCCATTAATATTTGTAGCAGATAAAGTTGGTGCTCTGAATGAGAACACTGCAAAGTTGGGGTCTAGTGAAGATCTGAAAACATTCAAATCTAATTGATACTGAGTATTGTTTCCAGTAGTAATTGCTCCACTTGATGCAGATGTGTTATTAACAGATGAAGCAAAGTCGATAATACCAGGATACGTTGTTTCACTCCCAAAATTCATATCAGTATCGGGGATGGGATAAGACTGGTTTACGTTAAATGGGCCATTACCCGCTACATCCAGATAAGGGATACCAGCATATCTATGTCCATATCCATGACCGTGATATACATCCTTATTATTTCCTGCATCAGAATAATCATGAGGGAAATAGTAAGGAGCTGCTGCATACAAGACACGACTAGTTTCGTTAGGCATGATATAACCTTGGTAGGTAACTCCCTTCTTCTTGCCAGATTGAATTACATTTCTAACAACACCCCAAGGATAAGTTCCCTGATAACCACCAAAATCGTGTTTGTCATAGAACCCCGTAGTAAGTCCAACTGTAGGATATGTTATGTCTCCAGCTGAGGCTTCCTGTACAACCAGTCTTGCATAGTCAGCGTAGTCGCCATCATCAACAACTCTATACTCACCAGCTTGACCCACTAATGGAGTCCAGATCATAGTCTCCCCATTATCCGCGCCCTGATTAGTTACATTGGCGACTTTATTAGTGTTATTAGAGGTAGTGTCATAGGTGTTATTGATTATCTGAAGATCATACGCACTACTTCCCATCTCATTAAAGAATGTAATCGTGTCGCCTTCTTTAATGGTAATGGTTGGTTCAGAAGTTCCATCACTATTAACAGCACCATTTCTATCTTGACCAGCCCAAGCTCTATAATTGCCGTTAATAGTTACTGTAATTGCATACCCAACTCCATTGGCAATTGTAGAGTGTACATATGGTTTGAGAACCAGATTAGTTGCACCATTTAACTGACCACCAATATCATTAGCGGAGATAGTTATAGTTTCTCTTCCAGTGTATCCGATTCCAGGACTATTAACTACGACCCATACATTACTATTATATCTCGATACTTGGAACATTGCTCCAGTTCCCAGTCCGCTCGATACACCTTCTACCTCATAAGTACGAGAGATATTATTATTGGGATTTCCACCACCAGCAAAAGTAGTTATACCTACGATATGTCCGCCAGCATCCTGGGAATGCCAACCCAACCAAGTATGTGCATCTTCAATCAGATCAATGACATCATTTCCGTTCCAGGTTGCAACGTCTAGTATATTTGTTTTAAAGACTGCTGTTGTAATTGCCATTGTATCCTTATGCCTCCAGTTGAAGAATTGTTAGATAAGCGGTTACCGACTGGGTAGAACCTGAAAGATTTTGAATTGATGCGTAGATTGTAGTGTCTGGAGGTTCGTTTAAGTTACCACCCAGTACGAATGGACTCATGATTTGGGATGTAGATAATCCAGTCGTTACTACCTCGGCAATAACTCCACTGCCTGGCAGTGGATCTTCACCAACACTTCTAGATGCATCCGCAGTTCTAGATGCACTATCAGTATATAGTCTCAACCAAGCCGATGTGGACAATCCGACCTTCATCAGCGAGTATGCTTTAAATCCAATAATGTCAGTATTACCAATAGCGGTGTTAGCAATGACCGTTGTCACTCCTACCTTCACCAGTCTCTGTCTCAGGGATCCACCAGATGCAGAGACCGTCGCAATGCCAGACGCGGCATCATAATCAACGTCAATACCAGTACCGAAGTCAAGAGTCTTCGCAGTTCCAGCGTTGACCCCATCATCCTCAACGACCACACCCTCACCAGATGCGTTAACGTTGAGTAGATTGGAACCATCAATTGCGGGTAGAGCACCCGTTAATTGACCCGCAGGAAGACCTGTAAGACCCGCCGCAGATCCAGCGAAGGATGTTGCGGTAACGACTCCAGTGACCTCTGCACCACCCTCAGAGAGGGTTACGGCAGTACCTACATATGCTCTCTGACCAAGAGTACTTTCACCATCTACCTGAAGGTTTCTGTAGATTCTTACTAGTCTGTCTGGGTTTCCACCAGCACTATAGATTCTCAGTGCATCCTTCTGTAGAGAAGGAATACCTGGGTCAGTTGTCCTAAAGAGAATACTACCAATCTCACCTGGGGAATCTGTGCCCTCAAAGTTAGTAATCTCTAAAGTCTTGGTAAGTGTTTCGTATGCAATCCTAGACTTGTCAGAGAGGAAGTTAATCGTAGATGCAACAGAAATACGATCACCAAACTCAGATGTTCCTTCTACAGTTAGGTTACTGTATAGGTGAACGTTTGCAGTAGTGTTGATTCCAACTCCACCATTACTCCAGTAGTTTGGAGCACCCGTGATAGAAGCGATACCACCAGCAAGAGAAGCAGTGATATTTTCACCGAAGTTCATCGTGGCAGCAACACCCAATACGGTATTGTTCTCTCTGATTTCTACACCAGATCCAACTGCCGTAACGCCAGTCAAAAGAGAACCATCAATTGCAGGTAGTTGACCAGTGAGGTTTGCTGCGTCAAAAGATCCATGGAAACCAGTTGCAGAAACAATACCAGCAACGTTCAGTGCCTCATGCAATACAGTAGTATTGATACCACACTTACCAGTACTATCGAAGTACTGTCTTACAGTCCCAGAACCATCGGAAAGAACGATGTTGTAATCGCTCGTTCTAATATCAATATCATAGTTGTTACCAAGAAAAGATCCAATGACGACATTGTAGTCTCCAGTTGTTATGTTTTGTCCCGCTCTATCACCTAGACCGATGTTGTATCCACCAGTGGTGACTTGGTAAAGAGCATACTCTCCATACCCTAGGTTATGTCCAGGGGATCCAGATTGAACAGAAGCAAGAGTATTGTCACCAATACCAATGTTTCTTTGAGATCCAGTCCCAAGAGAGTTGTTTCCTATTTTTATATTTGCAGTTCCAGGTATCTGAATATGACCACCTGTCAGTGTAGAGACACCAGAGACACTAAAGTAAGTAGATTTTAAAACACCCTCAATACTTGTCTGCCCCTTGACCTGAAGTTGCAGTTCTCCAGGAGCAAGAGTAGTACCAATACCAACAGAAGCAGTGGTTCCAATACCAAGAACACCAGATGTCCAGGCACCGTCTCCCGACCCTGAGGAGGAGATGGTAGCGATACCACCTGTGACTTCAATGAGGGTGTTTGCACCTGCTTGTAGGGACGTTATGACACCTGTCAGTCTTGAACCATCGCCAAGATAAGATCCGAATACGGTGACACCTATACCAATAGTCTCAAACTTCTTCGTTACGCCATCATATAGTTCTACAGATCCACCAGGGATGAATCTTGCAACAGCATTATTACTATTATCTCTGATACTGACTGGGTTACCAGACTGAGTTACAAACTCCGATCCATTGTAGAACTGATTGACTTCCTGACCAAATCCATACTTGACCTTGATATTATTATCAAGAAGAATACTACCAACAGACGTAGGACTAATGGTGATATTACCATAAACAGTCAATGCTTCTGTGGCAGTGGTTGTACCAATACCAACAGAAGATACGGTGTTAATTCCAGTAGTATTCTTGGACCAGTATCCTGTTCCGAGACCCGCTACAATGTTGGTCAGTGCGATAGAAACGTTAGTAATAGAAGAGATCTTACCATTACCATCAACTACAATCTGAGGGACTGTAGAATCATTACCATATGTTCCAGGACTTGCACCAGTAAGATTCGTAAGAGCACCACCATTGCCAAAGAATTGTGTGGCAGTAACAACTCCACTCAGATTGAGACTTGCATTGCCATCTAGTGAGTCCGCAATGTCCGCTCTATTTGCTCTTGGTGCAACAACCTGTTGAGAGTAGGAAAGGATAGACCAACTATCACCATCAATACCTACAATCCAGTCACCAGAGTAGACACTAGAAATCCCAGGGTTAGTGTACGTTGCAATACCAACGTCAGCACCACCCTTAGATACGATGAAGTAATCACCAGTATTAATACCGACGCTAGGAAGTGTCAGACCGATTCCAAGTCCTGGTCTTCCTTGACCTACAATAGTCAGACCAGTTACTACACCCGCAACGGCATCATAGAAACCTACAATGTTTAGGTTGGTTCCCAATGAATTGATTTGCGCTTGCAGAACTCCTACATCAACAGAGGTAGAAATTCCAGTCAGTTGAGATCCATCACCCCTGAAGGAGGTTGCAGTAACAATACCACCAACAACAGTGATACCATTGGCATCAACAGTTTTCGTCAAGAACCCAGTATCATTTGTGAACTGGGAGAGTGCTGTTGGAGTATTAGTTAGATTTAGATAGTTTCTATAATAAGATGGTAACTGATTATCAAAGTATACTGCATTGGTAGCAATACCTGATATGTCAGAATACCTTGCGGTATCGAGTCCTGTAATGGGGGTTAAGCCTGTGCCATCACCTAGCGTATTATAAATCTCGGTAAAGTTTTGGTTTACCTTGATAGCCCCCTGTCTCAGGGTATCTCCCGTACCGTCGTTACTGGCAGCTCCAGTATTGATTAACTGAATAGGCATTATCGACAGGGATTAACACATATAAAGTATTTATCACCCTGTCTTTCGGAGGTACTTGAATTTAAGTGCTTGTATCATCCAAGCTTGAGATAAACTCTTGGGTCCATAGAGAAGTATTTCTACCTCTTTGTCCCCAAGAGTAGGATCACTTAGAGCTAATTTTTTCCACTCTGGAAGTTGAGTCATTAGAGTTTGAATCCTGAGAAAGCATCCTTTGTAAGATCTTGTTTAATTCCACCCACTACATAAGATTCTACTTCAGTCTCTTGTGGTGCAACTTGCAAACCTTTAGAAGAAATCCAATGTTCAGTCCAAGGAAGTGGATTGTTCTTTGCTGGAATATCAAAGATAGGTTTCAATCCAATCGCCTTCATGCGACGATTAGCAATCCATTCCACATACTGAATCAAAAGTTTATCATTAAGACCAATCATACTACCATCTTTGAAAAGGTATTGGGCCCATTCCTTTTCCTCTTCAACAGCCTTTCTGAACATATCAATGACGTTCTCTTCTTCCTCTTTAGCAATCTGCAACATGTCAGGATCATCACCATCCTTCCACTTATTCATGATGTTCTGAGTCAGGACTAAGTGTTGGTTTTCGTCCCTGGCGATAAGAGAAATGATCTTTGCCGATCCTTCCATGAGCTTAAGTTCACCAAAAGCGAACGAGCACGCGAAGGAGACATAGAATCTAATTCCCTCCAGAATGTTGACGTTTGCGACTGCTCGATAGAGTTTTCGTTTGAGTTCATAGAGTTCGTTTTGTGCATTAGGAACCCCGTCTAGATAATGCTCCCACATTGGACCAGACCCAAAGTTCTGTGCGGCATTAATGAATTCATTATAGGATTTCGTGACTGATTCAGCTCTAGAGAGGATCTTCTGATCATCAAGAATGGTGTCGAAGACTTCAGTAGGATCTGGATATACATTCTTGATGATATATGTATAAGAACGAGAATGTATGAGTTCCATAAATTCCCATGCAGTCATAGCCGCTTCAAGTTCTGGAAGAGAACAATATGGAATAAAAGCCATTCCAGGACCACGACCCTGAACACTATCCAAAAGAATCTGATACTTTAGGTTAGACGTAAAGATATGTTTCTGTTCATCCCTCAAAGATTGATAGTCAGCTCTATCTTTTTGTAGAGAGACTTCCTCTGGTCTCCAGAAGTATCCAAGTTGTTGTTGAGTCAGTTTATCAAAGACAGGATACTTATAAGAATCGTATCTTTGAACTCCTAAAGGAGCACCGAAGAACATCGGTTGCTTCTTTAGGTTTACTTTGTTCTTATTGAATACCGTCATTCCCTCAGGGAGATGAGCAATGGTATCTTTCTTTGATTGTTCTTCAGATCTTACAAGATTCACAGTCTTCTTCCTCCTGGGTTTCGATATCGGATACTAATTGCTCTAGGGATAACTTCTTTTCGTCTAACTCATCATTCTTCATATCGTGGGTGTTCTGGTAATAAGAGGTCTTCCAACCATACTTGTAAGTATTCAGAAAATCATTTGCCATCACAGTAACTGGCACTTCATTGTCTGGATAGTTCTCTGGATTATAACTCCAGTTGCCAGAGATTGCCTGGTCAAAGAACTTTTGCATAACAGCAACAATCTTTATATATCCTTCATTAGATTTCATGTCCCAGAGCAAAGTATAATTGTTCTTCAGAGATTGATACTGTGGAACAATCTGCTTAAGAGGCCCTTTCTTTGACTTCTTAATGGACAAGTAATCTCTGGGAGGTTCGATTCCGTTGGTTTCGTTTGACACAACGGAACTACTCTCCGATGGCATTTGTGCGGACAGTGTTGAGTGTCTGAGACCATGTTCTTTGATATCTGCGCGAAGACTATCCCAATCATAATGGAGTTCCTCAGAAGTAATCTCGTCTACGTCCTTCTTGTATGTATCAATAGGGAGAATACCATCAGAATACTTTGTACCGCTGAACTGAACACAACGTCCTTTCTCTTTTGCAAGTTGATTAGATGCTTTCAGAAGATTATATTGGAAAGACTCTGTGAGTCTATGTACAGCGTCCCAGGCGTCCTGTGAGTCGTACTTCCACCCATTCTTAGCCAAGTAGTGTGCAAGACCAATATAACCGATTCCAAGGGATCTACGACCCAGCGTGGCTAACTCAGCAGCGTTAACAGGATAGTTTTGATAATCGATCAGTTCTTCAAGTCCACGAACAGCAAGGTCACAAAGGTTCTCCAGTTCATCAAGATCACGGAGTTTGCCGATGTTGATAGCAGAGAGAATGCAGAGAGCAATCTCACCATCAATAGCATCAATATGATTAAGTGGTTCTGTGGGAAGGGTGATTTCCTGACACAGGTTACTCATGTTCACCTTGTCCTTAAAGGACGAGTGAGAGTTACAGTGGTCAATGTTCATGATATAGATTCGACCAGTCTCTGCTCTCTCCTTCAGAAGGTCCAGAATGAGTCCTTGAGCACGGACAGTCTTTCTTGGAACACGGACATCTCGTTCATAATCCACATATAAATCGTCAAATCTATCAGTACCAAAAGCATCATACAGACCTGGCACATCGTGAGGGCTGAAGAGGGAGATCTCCCCATCTTGGATGAATCGTTCATAGAACAATTTGCTGATTTGAATACTGTAGTCTAAACGACGAACACGATTATCTTCGGTTCCTTTATTGTTCTTTAAGACTAGGATGTCTTCGATCTCTTGGTGCCAGATAGGAAAGTGGACAGTAGCTGACCCACCTCGGATGCCGTTTTGTGTGCAGCATCGGACAGTTGACTCAAACTTTTTGAGGAAGGGGACCACACCTGTGTGTTGAACCTCTCCGCCTCTGATCTTACTGTTGATGCCACGGATGCGGCCTGCGTTGATGCCGATTCCCGCCCTTTGTGCAACGTAGCGGCCAATTGCCATATCAGAGCTAAAGATAGAATCGAGGGTGTCATCAACATCAACAAGAACACAGCTAGCAAATTGTCGAAGTGGAGTTCGCACTCCCGCCATGATAGGTGTGGGAATGTTGATTTTGTGCTTTGAGATTGCGTTGTAGTATCGTCTGACATAATCGAGTCTGTTTTCTTGAGGATACTCAGCAAAGATTGTCATTGCAATCAATGCGTACATAAACTGTGGTACTTCGTAAACTTGATTGCTGCTACGATCTTGGACTAGATACTTATCTACTACTTGACGAAGACCAGCATAAGTGAACAGAAGGTCACGATCATGATCAATAAAGCTATTTACCTTTTCAATTTCTTCTTCGGTGTACTTCCGTAGAATATCTGCATCATAGATTTTCTTATCAACACCATTCTTGATCTGAGTCAATAGATCAGGAAGATCAATCATTCCACCATATAGACTCTTCCTAAGAGAGAAAAGAAGAAGTCGTGCAGCAACGAACTGATAATTAGGATGATCCAAATCAATTAGATCACTAGCACTACGGATAAGAATCTCTTGGATCTCTGCCGTGGTAATACCATCGTAAAACTGAATGCCAGAATTAATCTCTACTTGGGACGCAGAGACTCCTGCTAATCCACTACATGCTGCATCAACCATTTTATGCAGCTTATCCAAATCAAGAGACTCAACTGAACCACTTCTCTTGATTACTTTGATACCATTGCTCATACTCGTTTCCAGTTTTGTAATTTTAGTTTAGCTTCTAGTCCGCTGTAGATGTTAGATTCTACCAGATTTTGAACTTCAAGTCCAGATAAAACCATGTCATTTAAGTCCTTCTCCTGAATTTCTTTTGGCCATATCACTACCTTATTTCCGTACTCGGCGGTCTTAGTAATCTTCTCAACGATCTGTCTGTTTCTTGGTTCGTTGTCGTAGACGAATACAAACTCACAATCCATAAAGCGCAAGTCAACATCGCTACCACACATAGCGATAGAGTTCCCAATGAAATAGGAGTCGAAGGGTCCTTCTGTGACATAAACAAGATTCTCACGATTAATTTTGTCGAGACCAAAGACCTTGGGAGCATCGTCCTCAAGCATGATCGTAATATATTTAATTTTTGATTTGGGTACTAATGACCTACCTTGGTATCCAATTAAGCGTCCCTCAAACCTAAGGGGAATGATAATGCGCGGTTCGTCTTTTGTGACATTATCGAAGGTCTCCTTGTGTTGGTTTGTCCACTCTTTAAAACGTTCGACGTAGTACAGATCTTCCAGTGCCTGACTGGGAAGTTGTCTACCCTGTTCTAGGTAAATTCGAGCGGGATGTTCTTTATTTAGGTTTGAGATTTTCTCCAGAGAGGACAAAATATCCTTCGGTTTGAAGGTTGGTTTTTGGAACTTGAAGTCGGGTTTGGGGGTGTTTGATTTGCGTCCTACAGCACCCCTCTTATACCGCTCCATGACGTACTGATCATGTACGATAGGGTCTTGATCCTTCAGGAAGTTTGTGAGGGTTTTGGTGACCCCACAGTTATGACATTTAAAATTATAATCATTTTTTACGAGATACAAGTATCCCCTCGCCTTGTTCTTATGCTTCTGCGAGTCTCCACAATAAGGGCATCGGAAGTTGTATAGTCCGTTTTTCTTCCTTGCAAACTTTTGTAGCCGTGACGAGACTAAACCGATATACTTGTCGTCAACGAATACCATCTACCAGAGCACTTTGAGGTGGCTCTATGATACCTGAATTTGCGGGCAGTGTCAACAACGCACCGAAAATATCTGCACCCTTAATGATGAAGACTGCAGCAACACCAATGCCTACAGCCATCCATCTAAATTTGTATAGATCATCAATCTTCTTTTCCATCTGTTCGAATCTCTCTGAGAATCTTTCGAACATTTTTTCATCATATCTCTGATGATCATTGATCATTTTGATGATAGCAGCGTTGGCTTTGTCACCCTCGTCTAATCTATTCTCGTGACGCTCCAGGATGACAGCAACCTTGTTACTGTTTTCTGAGATTGTTCCGACGGCTCTTTCGAGTTTGTCGAGCATTTCTTTTGACAGGTCTTCATAAATATCGAGCTTGCTTTCAAGGACCGCTAATTTACCAAGACCGAATGCCATTTATCCGTCCTTTAGTTCTTTTACTTTTTTAAGTTTCCTTGGTTTCTTCATTACCTTATCATATCCAGCAACAGGACCTTCCGCAGGAGCGGATGCAGTAAATCCACCAGTCCCAGCAGACATCATTTCTCTGATGACTCTCCTAACATTAGATAAAATTCTATCGTTATTCATAGTTGATTTAAACAAGATAAACAATTATCATCCATCGGGACATCATGAATATGCGATTTTGGATATTCAGGAAATCTCCCAAGATATACAATAAATGTTTTTACCACAGGCCACAGGTCTTTGTCAATCTTATAGAACAACAAAGGTGTAGCGGCTTCACCAAACACATTATATAAAATAATAAAATGATTAATGAGAAGATGGGCTTTTAAAACGCCAGTAGTTTTATAGCGTTTTAAAAGCCTCTTAATCCATTTGAATCGTTTGAGATCTTCCTCAAAGTCTTCCTTTGTTACTGCGTGTGGATTCTCATAATGTTTAATTGCAAAGATAACATAGTTATTATCATTCAACTCAGTAAACTTCATACATCATTACTTGTCTGTACTATGTATATCAGCTATCTGCGAGGACAGAATCGTCGTTAGCATCAGAAGTGATACTAGATCCAGCGACAAATACTTCAGTCTTTGTTCTTGTGTTTCCGTGTTGATCAACGTATGTGGTAATTCCTACCCAACCAGCATGTGCAACCTCATAGATTCCACCACGAGCAGCGGCAGTTTCAGCTACATCTGCACCATAAACTTCATTACCTGCCCAGTTTTGATCCTTGACAAGGTACTTAGGAGATTCACTGATATTGAAGGCCTGAGTGATTCCACTTGTAGAAACTCCACTTAGTCCTGCAGGACTATCAAGAGTTAGTTGAGTATCCGAATCAATCGACTTAATAACACCAGCACCATAGGCACCCATGGTGATAACTTGACCAGCCTCAACAAGCCCCGAAGTGGAGAAAGTTGTGCCAGATCCAGTAACTACACCCTCAGCAGTGATGGTGGTAATGTTACCAGTCGCGTATACGGTATCTTTATTTCCCCAAAGAGACATGGGCTATTACTCCAATGTTTGACTATGATCTAGATTTATTTATAAAAACAGGGGACTTGCGTCCCCCATCTAAGATTATTCAGATACTTCCTCTTCTTCTCTTGCGAGAATTGCCTTCTCAACTACTTCTAGTAGTTGATCATCCATATCGGTCTTGGTCAGTTTAACTGCTTTTTTTAGAATGACTAGACAAATTTCAACTAGTTTCTCACCTAGTTCTTCGTTGTCGGGAATCTTTGTAACAGCATCAGAGATAATTTTTGATGCCAGTGGGAGTAGAAATGATAACATGATATTTTGCAATAATGAGCATCCTATTTAGTCTTGATAATCATCTCCTAAGTATTTCTTTAGATACTCTTTTTCCCTAATCCCATTGATCCTCTTCATCAATGTCTGCATATGCCTCCGCCACATACGGTCCATGTGGTACTTTTGATTCTCGTTCGACATACTTTTCCTCCGTGTATACTCCAGAGAGCCATACTGCTACCTTCATTATAACGAATATTACCGCAAGTGGTAGAAAACACAGAGAAATAATTAGTGCATTGTGCATTAAGTTAACGTGCCATGAGCACGACGAATTTCGCGTAACTCTTCAAAGTCCTTCTGCTTAGTACCACCATCGTATGCCCAGGCATATCCTTCGGTGATCATTTGCTCGTTGAGGGAGAGTTCTGCGTCTCCAATATAGAGCCACCCGAGAAGACGCCCATACTTGCCCATACCGCCAACAAGCTCAGTGCGGATAATGAGATCATCGTCGCCAGAGATAGCACCTTCAAGTTTCTCCTCAAGCCAGTGGGTGGCATCGTAACCCAATGCTTTTTCTTCATCATCTCTAGTTCTCTTCTCAGGAGTGTCAACTCCTGCTACTCTAACACGTTCTTTTTTATATAAATCAAAACCCAAGTCAATAGTGACATCTATAGTGTCACCATCAAGGACTCTGTTGATTTCCACTACTCGGAAGTTGTAACAACTCTTCCGACTCGGGGGTGTCATTGCTCCCATGATTACTCTCCTTTCTATGGAATGCTTCAGGTTCAGTATTATGTATCCAAGTTTTTAACCTTGAAACATATAACCTAAGTAAATCTGCTTGATTTAAATGAAATGAATCTTGAGTTTTAAAATAAAGTTCATTGTGGAGATCTATGCCGTCCAGGCACTTCTTTATGATAGGGTTCCACGGTTCCCTAAAAGAAGTATTCCATTCGCGTGGCATATATTATTTCTTCTTACCACCGTTTTTTGCTTTCTTAGCAGTCGCGTTCCCTTGATTCTGCTTCGATTGACCCTTCTTGCCCTTGTTCGCGGACTTGGCCATCTTCTTCTAGTTCCTTAAATGATAGGCGTAGAATATATATAACGCAATATAGCGTAAATGCTAATCCACAACAGAGAAGTATAATTACAGACCAGACAGGAGAAGTAACGTTATAATCCACTTCAATTGGTGTAGGCAATCTTAGCGGCTTTAATACCTGCACCACCCTCTAATGTATCGGATGGATCTTTCTCGGTTAGAACTGACTCATTTGCCCCAATGGTGAAACTCCCAAGTGTATCACCACCAGAATTCTTTCTAGTAACAACTGTTGCAGATCCAGTGTTGTGTAGTCTAACTACCGTTGCACTGCTAACGTTCGTAGCAGAAGTTAAATCAGTCTCAGCTGCTAAAACTTTAATGAGGGATGCCATGAGATAATACTAGTTCTTTACGAATTATTTATTCGTATCCTCTTCCATTGGCTTGAGACTAGTCAATCTCTGTTCCCAAGTATCACCACCTTCCTGTCCTACGCATGGATTGATACAAGTGTTATCACCAAGGCGATTACACACCAAGCCAGCAAGATCCAACTCATTTCCTAACTTCCCCGTTCCTGACCAGTAGTGTTGTCCGTTAATCCAAGTAGCACCACATTTAGGACATGTTTTTGTATCAGACATCGAAGTCGCTCCAATTCTTTGGTGGTAGGTTTAACTCCCTTTCTAACTTCCTCTTCATATGATACATTCTAACTTTCACATAAGCATACTTTACTTGAAGCTCAGCGAAGTTAACGAGACGCATGGTCTCTTCCCATCCCGCATAAGCAACAAGAATAAGAAGAAAAGCGACTAGAATGTAAAATACGTACATATCTAAAAGTATCAACCTGTTACCATTATACTCTTATTTAGATTTTATAGTGTAAATTTATGTAACAATATCAGGATTTGCTCGTAAAAATACCTGATTTGTGTTATAAATTCTCCTTATTTTAACTATTACTTAAGTGTTGCGAAACAATAGTTTACCTTTGTTCAATCCAGTTAAGTACCGCAAGTGCTGACTTGTTAGTGTTGGGAGCTGCACAAGCAAGAGTATAAGTATCACTGATTGTACCAATACCAGTTCTTCCAAGTTGTAGTGCTGCTTTATCATCAACATTAACCAGAGAGGCACCACCAGCAATCGTAAATCCTGAGAG